AATTATCAGTGTTAACATTAACATTTGCTATTGATTTTGACATTATTTGTTTCCGTTAATTAAAACCAACAATAGATCTTTTATTTCTGACATTTCTTTTTTGAGACTAGAAACTTCTTCGTTTATGTTACTAATCTCTTTTCTTTTCTTGCGCTCGGCAAGGATTTTATAATAATCTTCGTCGTTTGTATTTATTACAGCGTTTGTATTCAAGTCTTTATAGAACCCACCGATGTTTGTCTTTGCATACATTAGGCTGAAACTCCGATTGCTCTCATGTCTTGTACGCGAGGAACGATAAATGAAGAAGTTGACAACATAACAATTTTGATCGAGAATGTATCATAAGTGTCAAATTCTACCATCGAACGATTATAATAGCGAACAATGTTATCGTTTAAGTAGTTATTGAACGCTGTTGATTTAGAACCAGCGAGAGTTGAATTGTATCCGAGTTTTTCTATAACCAAACCAGAACCAGCTACTGATGCGCTGCTGATTGTATTAGCGTCTACAAGAGTTATTGCTGTTGAATTTGCTGTACTAACAACACCAACTGCATAATTTGTTGTTGGTGATAGGGTTGATGCATAAATTTTTACCAAATCATTTGGTGCTATTGAACCAGACAAATCAGCAGAAGTAAGCACAACAGAATTACCAACTTCAGTAGTTACATATGGATTTGAGAATGTGCGAAGAGTTGGTGGGTATGCTGGGAATCCAAATGTCAAATCAACATAATCATTTTCATTGGCAATAGAACTGTATCTACCAACACCATCTTTTAGATCGAGTAGAGTCCAGCTTTTATCATCAAATGGTTCTGTATCATGAGAATTATGAATTTTTGCATATACTTTAATGTCAGTTCCTGATGGTCTATATGCAGTCAAATATACACGAATATCTTCAGCATATCTGTTATCAGCAAAATTTACCTTTGTAGAAATGTGTTTTGATCTGGCTCTTCCTCTGTTTGTCCATTCTCCTGCGTAATCATTATTGATATCATTTTGGAAAGTGAACATATCTAACTTATTTTCATCAAGGACAGGAGTCTCGAAGAAATATGTACTATTTTGATTTGGAGCCGAGAATGTAAATTCGAAATAAGAAGACTTTTGAACTCCACTTGGATCATAAAGATTTGAAGGATATGTAACTTCATTTGATCTTGACATAATATAACCATCGTATTGTGTTACGCGATTAATTGAGTTTGGATCAGTTTGAGTTGTTTGTAGTTGAGAACTATTTACTCTCCAAACTCCGCCAGTATTTGTTGCAAATACGTGTCTAACGCGAGTGCTAAACCCAACAGGATTTCTTATCTCAATGTCTGGTACGAATGTATCGATAGAATAATCAAAGATTGTTGCTATATTTGCATATGCTCCAGATTGGTCGCCATAAAAAGTTTCGCCAACTTGAAATTTGTTTGAACTGTTTGCGCTAGAATCAGTTAAATATATTCTTTGTTGCAATGGATATGTACTCATTATTCTACCAACAGGTGCAATTTTAAATTTACCAGATGCATCAGAAAATGTTGGTGGAGATTCAAGAGTTAGATAAGTCGAATTTGCCACCGAAACAACTCTTCTTACATCTGAACTAGCCGCTGATGCGCTTTGAACAACAATGTAATGTCCAACTAATGCAGAAGAATTAAAAGAAGTTGATGTTCCTCTGATATTTCTATCACCAGAAATAATATTTACTGTGCCAGTTTCGCTTGCAACATTTTGATAAACCAATTCTCCAGCTATAAAATTAGCTGTACTTTTTGAAGAATAAGAGAAAAATTCATAATTCTTTGGAATTGCTTTGATTGTCAGATCTGAAGGAACAGAAAATTTTGCAATATTTGCTCTAAATTTCAAATCTGTTGCAGCAATAGGTCTAAACGTTCCAGTATTTGTTCCAGTATACAAAGATCCATCATTTCTTCCAGATTGTCCAGGAGAAGGAGTATTTGTAATAGTGCCATCTTGTAGCACCATTCTATCTCCTTGAGTCGAAGACCACAATTCATAATCGCTATCATGGTAAGATATACAAATTCCATAAAATTTATTTGTTTGTAAACTTATTTTTCTTTGAAATGGAAATGTTGTTTCCGCAAGTCCATTTGTTGTCGCATAAATTTGCGTCCAATCTAAGTGAGATTGAGAGCCTTGAATTATTCTTGAAGTATTTGGCGTTCCATCTGAATTTGTTTCGCAGATATGAATAGTAACGCCAGGATCAATTGTGTTTGATCTGTTAGCAGTTTGTGATGGCTTTCTCTTGAACCAAAGATCAACGCTAACCATAATAATTTCTCTAGCGTTACTCACAGCGTTTGGGTCAATGAAAAATGTTTGAATATAATCGTACAAAACTGCCATTTTATTCCCTTGTTATATTATTTTATTTATTTCAGTTTCAAAAATTAAAGTCCACCAGAAATACGACTTAGATCCAAGTTGAAAGACAATCCATTAACAGTCGTAAAGAATGATGTAAAGTTTGAGGTTTGGTTTCCAAGAATTGTTATTTGATATGATGCGGAAGAAGTTTGATCTGAACTTTGGATCCTAACTTGTTTTACTCCAGCAACTCTATTGATTACTGATAACAATTCTGTATAATTTGTTGTAGTATCAATATCAGAATCATAGAAAAAGGCAAAATTCAAATTTCCTCTTGCATCAGAAACTAAAGGGTCTCCTTGCCTTCCAGCCAATTGTGCGTCGCCAGTTCTAAATACATATGTATTTAATGCTTGCCCAGGTGCACACTTGGCAGATTTGTCAACATTATCAAAATAAAAATAGTGTCTTGTATTTGGCTTTAATCCAACAACTCTGAAATTTATAACTTGTTCTCTTACAATGTAAGAAGTTATGCTTGCTGGTTGGCTTGTTTGTCGATTCCAATTTCCGTTTGGTAATGATACACCGCCTTGATCTGCCATCATCAATCTCCTATCTACCTGGTCTATTATTTGTTGGTCTGTTATTTGTTGGTCTGTTATTTGGCGTCGATTGAATTTGATTGTGAGTAACCAAATCTGTTCTTCGATTTACCAATTGTTGTAGGCTGAATGATGATGGTGTTGCTCCTACGAAATGTCCTCTGTAAATAGAAGGAGTTTGTGCTGCTACCGTTTGTGGGACAGTTGAAGAAACTGTTGTGGTTGTAGCTGTTGCGGTTGCTTGATCAATTGGATAACAAATTCTGAACGATCCAGCAGGAGAACCTTTTACAAACACTACTTTATAATACAATCCTCTGACAGGATTATGAGTAAATTCAATTTTACCAACATTTGTTACCCAGTAATTTGTAACAGTCCCTCTATTTAATCTCGTAAAGTCTGGTCGAGCCGAAGGACCATTTACGCCACCCCATGTTGCTGCTCTTCTTTGAGCACCACCTGGTCTCCAACCAGAAGCATCAAGAGAAGTTCTGTCAGAAGCAGTTAAAGTTACACAGTTTTCAGTTGATACAACTCTGGTTGCAGTTGATGTTGTAAAGTTGGCAGTAGTTCCTTGGTGAATTTCTATTCTGTCTTTACCACCAAACATATCGAAGTATAGTTTGACTGGACCAGAAGTTGCACTCATTTGCAATCCATAAGTTACAGTTTTTGTTGCATTTGTTGCGTCATAATCGCCTCCTGATGCATCCTGCGAATTATAATTTCTACAAATTATTGATTGTGTAACANNGTTGTTGGAGTTGTTGGAGTCGTAGGCGTTGTTGGAGTTGTTGGGGCTACTGCAGGAGTAACTGGACCATCTGTAGCATTTAATTGTTGAACCAAAACGTGTTCAACATATGGGAATGTTATTTTTCCACCCGAATAATATCTGCTTGTTACATCATCATCAGTATCAAAATTATAATCCAAATTTACTTGTGTTTTTCTTGGATTCAATTGATAATCAAAAATTGATGCATTATATTCAGGATTTTCTATATCAGCAAAATCTGTAGTTGAGAAATTATCAACGAAATAACCAAACTTAAATCTATTCAAATTTGGATCATTAGAAGAAAGAATGGTTTGATTTCTAACAGCATCTTCTGTTTGAGAAAGAGTTACATAGTATTCTAGATCAGAAATTCTTCTTTCTAGTTCTCCAATTTCAGCCATTGTATAACGCTTTGGCTGATTTTGTGCGATATCTGTTGTTGTTAATAGTGGTTTTATTCTGTATTTGTTCAATCTTTTTCTTGTATAAATCTCATTAGCCATATTTGTATCTTCGAGAATTATCAATTCTCTGGAACGAGCAACAGGCAAAGTTGGATATGCAGGAACTTCAAGATAATTCAATACCATTGATGAAGTTGGTATTCTTGGACGAGTTGGATTTGTTTTTGGCTCGCCTTTGATAACTTTAAAGTATCCGTTTGAAGTTACAACTACCGCATCAATTCTTGGCAAATAATTTTCAATTGTTGCAGTAACATCAGACTCTGGCGCAGGAAAATACTTATCAGAGCTTGAGAATTTACTTCCGTATGAAGGAATACCAGGATTGATTGGTGCATTTGTAGCATATGTTGCTGCGTTTGCAACGCTTACTGTTGAAACAACATATGGTCTCATATCAAAATGATCTCTTAGATCAAAATATTGACCAGTTTTGCTATAAACTTCAGGAATTTCAATTGTGTTAATTTTTGAATTTTCTGAGGTCAAATCAAGGTTAGCTAATGATAAAGTATCATCGACTTGATAACTGTTTAGATACTTCAACCCTTCATTTGAAGTGGTAAATTGGTCAAAGGAAACAAGGAACCAATCATCAAATCCTATGCTCAGAGTTGATTTTGGATCTTTCATTAAGAAGCTTGTGTCATAAAAATCTTCATTTTGATTGTGATCGATGTAGAAGTGTTGGCTTACATCGGTTGAAGATGTTGATACAGTACTATCTGAACCCTTGTAAACACCACGCATTCTAAATGCATCAGGAACGCCAAGAGACCAAGGACCATCTAGGTTCAACGATGTTACTTTGGCAAAATTTGCACCTGTAGCATTTGCGAATGGTGGATATGAGGTAACTGTCAGAGAAGTTGAATTAGCAATATCTTCGACTTGTCTCAAATACCAATTTGTTGAATTTGACCAAAGTGCAACATAATCTCCAACTTCAAGAGCGGTTGTGAAAGAAGTGCCAGAACCTGTAACGGTCAAAGAATTGGTAGCAACTGCAACAGTTCCTGTAGCGTTTGCTGCAATAACAGCTTCGTTATTCGCTGCTCTGATTTTGATAAATCTCTTTCTTTTTGCTGTTTTTGCTGCAAGAGAGGAATTCGCAACCTTTCTTACATTGTAGGTTACAGCAATTGAGCTTGATGTGCTCAAAGAATTACCAACAGAAATTGTCAGTGTACTTCCAACAACCTGAGCGGTTCTGTAACTTCTTGTTGAAAATGGAATTGGTACATATTGTGGGAAAGCAAGAACGCCATTGGCTGCTGTACAAGTAAATCCACCAACAGCAGAAATTGTCATAGACGTGTCGCTTGTAATTCCTGTGATTCTTTTAATATCTGAAACAGAACCATTTCCTATTTTAATATAATCACCAACATCATAATCTGTTGTAAATTTGGTTGATGTTCCCGTAAGAACATTTGTTCCGGAAGAGATACTGATAGAACCAACACCATTTGCAGAAGCAAATGTGTTTGCAAGAGGAACTATGATAAGATCTTCTTTTTCGTTTGTTGAAAGAAATCCAGTATATGGCCAAGATTCTCCAGTTGCGGTAATAGTAATTGCTGAATTACCGTTGGTGCCAATTTGTAGATTATCATTGTATGTTCTGTATGTGTAGTTGATGTTGTTTGCATTTTTAAGAGCATCAACGCCAGTATAGAAAAGTAACTTGCTTCTTGATCTTTCTTCAAGAACAGCAATTTGAGAACCAGTTGTACCATCTGCCGTCAAAACAACGTCAGCAACGGCATCTTTTGTTCCGTCTCCGTTATAATATACGGATCTTACGTTTCTAAAGTTCTGTCCAACATTCATTTGAATATCAAACAAGTACAATCTATAAACAGCTGTTGGAGATCCTGGTTCACCAGAATCATAAACCATAGAACGGAAACGAGCTTTACCTATTTCGCTGCCAGCAGCGGTTGGTGTTGCTAGGGTTCCGCTTGTTAGATATGTTTTTGCTGCACTTCTTAGCGAAATATCATCACCGATATTAAACTTCCATGCACCACCAACTTCTTTTACTTTGATGTAATTTCCGTAATTAACATCAACAACAACATTTTCAGTTATTTTTGTATCAACGCCAGATTGAAGAACTCCTTTATCAACATATTCATAGAAATTTGCTGTTGTTTGAACTTTGTAACCATCAATGTAAGCTGTTCCTGGATCAATAACAACGATAAACGAATTTGAATTGAATGCAAAATTATTACCAGTATATGCTCTTGATGTTAATACAAATGGATCAAGAACATAATTTCCGCTTTCATCATAAGTTCTTTGGGCGAGTTCTCTTGCAATTGTGTTGAATTGAGGGGATCTGTTTTGTCTGTATGGCTGACCGCCGCTAAATTCTACGATTGAGAAGAATTCGTCGTTAGCATATGCATCAACTTTATCAAGAACAGTCAAAAATGGAACTAACTTCAAACGATTTGCACCTGGAGCATTGTAATTATATGTACCAGTTGCATTGTCAAGAAGAGTTGCATCAATATTGCTATTTACAAGCAATTCTCTTGTGTCAAATCCAATAACTCTTTCATCTGGGGAATTGTTATACTTTTCAACAATTACTCTTTGTGGCTCAACTCTTGAGAAATATCCTTTTTGGTAAATAATACCAGGACCGACGCTGAAAGCATAACCGCTGCCAACAACAGGAGTTGTAATGTTTTCTGCTACTGTTATTTCTGCATAGTAATTTCTTGCTTCTCCAGAAAATGCGCTTAGTGCAGTTTCTGCGGTTGATGTGGTTGCAGAAATTCCTACGAATGGAGAAACGTAATAACCACTTCCTCTTGTTACCATTGTAATAGAAGAAACTGCTCCGACAATAGAATCTGTTTTTAGAGAAGCAGTTGCTCCGCTACCAACAAGACCTACGATGTTTCCTTTTATTGTTGGGGAACCAACAACTGAAACGAATTCTGTTGTATTGTCACCAGTAACATTAAAAGTCCAAGCAGCAGTATTTGAAATAGCAAGATCCCTATATTTTGGACGGATTTTTAGAATCACAGCTTCTGAGTTTGATGTTGTATCAACAGCTGTAATTACAGCATTTGCTGTTAAACCATTAAAAGATTGTGTGATATATTGATCTACTGCAAATGGTGGGCTGAAAGTTTTTCCGCCCTCCGTATTTTGTACGGCTATAGCACTAACAAAAACAACACTGTAATTGTTAGAAATTTCTGTTGATCCATTAAGGATTGAAATTCCCCAAATACCGAGTTTATCATCATAAACTCTTAGGGTTTCTCCTTCAGTAAAAGATGTTGCTGCACCACTTGTTCCGCTATCCGTATAACGCACATATAGAGTGTTTAGGTCTGGATCGGCTGACTCGAATCCAGAAACAGCTGTTAGAACGTGAGCTTTAAGTTTTGTTGAAAGGCTTTGTACATATTTGTCAACTATTCCATCAACTTGAACAGCTGTTCCGTTTGTTTCAGTATCTTTAATTTTTACGAATGGGAATACGTTTTCAAATTTAAATTGGCAACCATCAATGATGGTGCCTCTTCTATACACAGAATCGCCAAATCTTTCTATTTGTTTTTGTAATATTGTTTGGAGCTGATTCAACTCTCTTGCTTGAACAGAAACGCCTGGACGAAATAGGACTTTATAATAGTCTTTATTTTCGTTGTAATCGTCGTAGTAAGGAGAAATATTTAGATCAGTATTGATTGGCATTTAACTTAAAGCTCCACAATTATTTTTATTATTTCTGATTGATTATTTGCTCTCAAAACAGCATCGCCTTGTTGAAGATAAATTACTTCGCCGCTATTTTTTAGTAAATCACCATCATATTTAGCGATCAGATTAAAGGAAGCGCCTGATGATGCTCCAATTAAATTATAATCAGTATCAAATGCACCAACTTGTCTTGTGACATATACATAAGTTACACCATCACGTATTTCTTTTGAATGGAATCTTGCAGATGCCGTGTTTGCTCCATCAATTTGTTGGTATACCACTTCGTCTTCTATAAAATTACTCAAAGATTCAAAATTTCCAGAGTAATAAGTCATTTGATTTAGAACATTAAACCCTGAATTTTTATCATAATTATTTATTTGAATTGCTGTAATATTAGCAACTGCTCCAGACTGTTCTCCGATCATTTTTCTGTTTTGAACGAAATTTCCTTCAACGTTTGCAGCATAAAGGAAAGTTGATTCTACTGTTGAAATCACACAGTTTGTTGTTAGAGTTGCTTTATATATTGCTGTATTTGTGTTTGTAAAAAATCCAACTGAATTTATTGTCATAGTTGTCGCATTAGCAACACCAACAACATTTGCAAGTTGCCAATTTGAACCAGAATTTAGAATAATAGTATCACCAATACCTAAAGATTCTTTCAAATCTCCTGCATTAGTAACTGGTGCAGTTTCTGTTACAGTATTACTTGATGTATTGATTGTAAAAGTACCACCAAGTCTTATGGTTGTAAATTGATGAGCTTTTTCGTCAAGAATAAATGTACCATCAGAACCAGCGGTATCAATTGATATTTTTCTGATTGTCAATTCAACATTAGCCATCTTTGGATCTTTTAAAATTCCAACAACTGAATAATCATTATTTGTTGTTATTGTGTTGCTCTCACTATTTGAAAATACAACAGAAATACCAAGCTTGGTTCCTGCCAATTCATGATTTACATCATAACCATGTCCACCAGGAGGAGCAATAATTGGTTTTAAATTTGCCGAAACAGTATTTGATACAACATTTGAGACAAATATATTGGCAGTTGCAAAGTTATAACCCTTGCCTCTATTCAATATCTCAATTTTACTTACACCATTACTTGAAGCAGCATTAATAATTGCTCTTGCGTCGCAACGAAGAGTTTCTAATCCATCTCCAGTTATAACAACTCTTGGAGAAACTTCGTATTGTGTATTTGCGCTTAAATCTTGAGAAAATGCTGATTCCAATACTGCAATCTTTTTTCCGCCATCATTATAATAATCAATAATTTTTTTGTATTGTCCTGCTCCAGTTCCAGCTGTTACAACAAGCCAACATCCATCGTAAAAATTATTATTTGGAGAAGCTCTTTCTGGATATGTTACTTGTAATTTTGCCCCAGTAAATGTATTGCTAAAAGCACCAGCAATTGTCAATGATGTTGTATTTCCAATCGCAGTAATTTTTTTAATTTGAAATTGTTGAGTGTTTGAAGAATTTATAATTTTTACATATTGTTTGACCTCAAGATCATTAACGAAATCGGTGCTTGTTCCAGTAATTGTTGAAGTTCCTGATGTTGCTGTCACAGTTCCGGCAATATTAGAGGTTGACGTGTAGTCTCCGAGAGAGTATAATAATTCTGATGAATATTGAGATAGATAAGAAGCTGATGAAGTTACCTTGAGATCTGCTGTTCCGAATACTCCTGCATAATAATTGTCGTATCTCGAACCACCAGATAATACTTTAATAAAATCAATAGCACCAGAAACTGCATTTGCTGAAACGTTAGCACTTTGAATGATTGGCATATATTCTGTTGTTGCAAATTTCTCAAAGGTTGGTTGATCGACAGAATACATATATTTCCAAATATAACCATCTGATGTTTCATAATAAGTGTCATCAGCTGATGTGTCGCTGAATGTTGGTTGTATTGTGGATTTCGCACCATTATTATTTGAAATACACTTGTATACGTGATAGTATGAACCTTCATCAACTACAACAAAGAAATTTTTATTGTACAAATTTCCATCTGTGTGATCATATTCAGCATATACTGTTTCACCAACCCAATTATTTCTTTTGGTCATGATTGCAACATCAGAACCAGTTAATTCTTTTGCAAACAACATATTATTATAAACGTCAATCGTAACGTCTTGAACGCTATTATTTGGTATTTTTACAGTATTTCCTGAAACGTGGTCACCAGCAAATACGTAATAAATTGTATTTGCTGGTTCTGAAATAGACTCGATGAACTGTTGAGCGTTATGAGTTTTAAATGTATTTGTAACTAATTTCTCAGTCATATTTTGTTTCTTCCTACTAGATTTCTGAAGTTATATAGTGACCAGTTTCAGTAAGACCTTTGTCAAAATATATTACTGATGATGGACTTCCTTCAAGCTCAGATGATAATCTTATTCCGCTTGAATTTGCACCATACACATAATATGTTGCATTGTTACTCAAAGTATTCAATACGGTATTTCCAGCAGATGTGTAATATTTGACAAGTTGTTTTTCTTGGAATGGGTTGTTTGGTATTGTTATAAACGAACCATAAACTGATAGGTTGTGTCCAGTTTCGTTAGAACCTTTTGTCAAAGTTATTACTGAACCACTAGGAGACGAAGATAGATAAAACCCTGTGCTATTTCCATTTCTAATGTAATATTTATTTCCTGCAGTCAAACCGACAATTGCTGTATTACCAAAATCAACCGTATAAACAATTGCTTGACCGTTTTTAAAATTATTTCTTCTATCAAGAACAGAAATAAATCCGCTGGTTGCAACTCCACTAAAAGCATTAAATTTTTCTGTTAAACCATCATCAAAATAAGTAACTCCAGAATTTGCATTGAATTGTTTTGTAAATTTTTCGGCTGGCGTTGACACAGTTTTAATGAAATGACCTGTTTCAGAAGAACCAGCAGTTATGATGTTCAAAATACTACCAGTTGTCGTTTCGCTAAGTTTTATTCCAGAATTATTTGCATATCTTACGTAGTAACGCTTAGCAACTCTTAGATCTGCAAGTTGTGTGTTCCCTTCTGCAACAAGATACTGAACAACAGTTCCATTTGAAAATGGATTTCCATATCCATATATTGTATGACCTTCTTCGATAGATCCTGGTTCGATTGCGAGTGTTGCTCCGCCGATGGTAGAAGATAAGAAGAATCCGCTTGAATTTGGATTCTTAATATAATATGTTGAACCATTCGCAAGTGGAGTTATCGCAACATTACCAGCAGAAACTAGATATTTTACTTTATCTGTATTTGCAAATCTATTCCCAGTGATTGTTGTTATGAAACCTGTTGTTGAATTTATTCCATATAGAGCATTGAATGTTGAAATTTTACCAGTATTTCCGCTTAATGAAATAAAATCATTTGTTGTATCAACATCAGAAGACGCATTAAAACTCATATTATAAATTTCAGAAGATATTGTATTAGAGTCTTTGATATCAATCAAAGAATTTGCAACTTGAATTGTTTGAAATTTTCCAAAAAGTTTTGTTCCAGCAACATGAAGAACTTTTTGAAACATTTCTTTCCAAGTTTCAAATGGAAGTCCAGCAATAACTTCATAAGAATATTCTTGATAGTATTCGCCATCATGAATACGTTTGTCAGAAGAAATAAAACCCTTTGTTTCTTTGTATCTTCCTTCGGCAATACCTTGCTTGTTGACATTTAGGGTCGCGATACCAGTTCTTGATGGCTGGGTTGTTGAAAAGAATATTGCATTTTCTTTATCAACATAACCAATACCAGAATCAATAACTCTTAGCGATGTAACGGAACCATTTGTTGAAATGGCATTACCAGTTGCGATAGCATTAAATCCAGATACTGTTGTTAGTTCAGTAAGAGATAGTACTGTTGCTTGGAACCCAGATGTTGCACCGATAATAGTTTCATTTTCAGCCAAACTTTTAGTTATGTTTAATCTGGTTGCCGTTATGGTTCCTGTTGATTGATTGTATGACAATACTCTAGCAATTGCTTCAGATGTTTGACCCTGAATGATTTCTCCGACGGCAAATGCACCAGTAGCTCCAGTTACTCTAATACTGTAATCTTTTCTTCCATAACCATAGATCAATGGATCATATATCAAGACGAATGGAGAGTCTGAATATTTTGATCCTTGATTAATACTTGTGATTGTTCTGATTCTACCAACTGTAAAATTATCATAATGTAGATAATTGATAATTGCATCATTCATTGTCAAAGAATGATTTTCAGTTAGACCCTTTGATATGTTTATTGCATTTCCGCCATATGTATTTGATAGTTTCAATCCAGAACTATTCGCTGCAACAGCATAATAAGAAGCACCGTCGCTTAATCCGCTTATTTGTGTTCCACTATTAGCTGAATATGTTAAGAATGCTCCATTCTGGAACCTATTGCCAGTCAAAGATATGAATTCGTTTGTTGCATCAACTGCTGAATTGGCGTTGAATACTTGCGTCTTCAAATATGTTTGAGTTAATGTGTGTCCGCTCTCGTTTACCCCAGCTGTTAAATCAATCTTAGAACCATTGTTTGAAGTTGCTAGCGAAAATCCTGTACTATTAGAATAACCAACATAATAAAGAGATCCATTGGATAGGTTGGTTAAAGCCGTATTTCCGTCTGCAACTGAATATTTTACTATTTCACCATTGCCAAGAACATTTCCGCCACCAGGAACAGTTATAAAATCAGTTGTTGAGTTTACGTCGGTGCTTGGATTGAAGTTGAATGAAAATCCAGTATATCCAGCAGTTTTTTGGAATGGAATTCCTATTGTGAAGGCATCTGCAATAGGAAGTTTCTTGTAAATTGCACCATCAATTAGTTGTTGAGAAACGACGGCGGTTACTGCATTTGCTGTTGTATAAAAAGAATTAGAAAGTATTGTTGATGTAATTGGACCAAATGCTGATGTGTTTCCATCTTTGATGGCAAAAATCAAATTACCAGTTGGACTACCAGTTGCTTGGAATGATCGTATTACTTTTGCTTGTGCTGAAACAACTCCGTTTGCATAATATCTATAAATTACTTCTCCATTTGCTATTGTTCCATTTGCTGAATTAAACGTCAAAAAGCTTACTGGAGAATCTGAAAGAATAACTGCTGATTGAAGATTTGAAGTTGTGTGTGCAGTGTTTGTTACGTTTGTTGCCGAAGAAGGCGAAAATGTTGTTGTGTTTCCTGGCTGAGTGTAAACAAGCATAAACCCATTTGCTTCACCAAGAACTTGATTTACCGAAAGCACTAGTGCTCTTGCTGCTAATGCTCCATTAGTATAATATTTGTAAAGCTGATCGCCAGTTGTTAGTTGTGTTGTTGCATTCGCAAATTGTAAGTAAGTATGACGTTTTGATGTCAAATAATCGGTGTTTAATAGTGCTGTCTCAACATATGAAAGATTACCTACTTTAAAGGTAGCATTATTACCAGCAGATTTTCTTGTTATAGTAGATCTAATGCTTGATGTACTTGTTGAAACAGAGTTTAGTGTTGTTGTATAAAAAGAATTTTCTACATCAACAACGCCAACTTTTACATCATAATGATCAAGAGTTGCTGATGCGCCTGAAATTCTTCCAACAACTGATGTTGATAACTTAAACACTCCTTGAACATTAGTAAGAGTTATTGTAGTATTTGACACATCAACAGAAATATCTCTCACAACACCATTAGCAACTTCAAAACCGTTTACTGTTTGGTAAACTTGTTCTCCAATTTCATACGTTCCAGTAGTTGAAGTATTATAAATTGTTACGTTTGACGAATAAGCAATAATATTTGCAGTTGCACTAATGTCATTATAATCATCTACATTAAATAAATCTGAATTTCCTGAAGTATAATATGTGCCTGTTGTTTGAACATTTCCACTTAAAGATACAATTGCATAACCAGTATTACCACCAGTTATTTGGCTGATGTAAACAACTTCACCAGTTCCAGCTAATTGATTATTTCCATAATAACTGTAAACATAATCACCAGTTGAAAAATCCTTGGTTGCTGCAGAAAATGTAACATTTGCAAGATCTTGAGTAATTGTTTCAAATGTATCAAATAAAGGAGCGGTTCTTGTTGCAGAAGCTCTAACATTCCCCAATGTTAAATTTACATTAGAAACTAGAACTTTTGAATTGGAATTATATCCAAATCCACCATCAATTAGTTTGAAATCAACAACACCAGTAACATTAGCGATAGAATTTACAATTGCTTTACCTTGACCACCATTATTGGATACGAAATTTACAGTTTCGCCAAGTATAAAATCGGCTCCACCACTAACAACATCAGCAGAATTCATTGATCCAATAATTTTTGGGTTTCCATCCAAATTGGAATCGAATTTTATGATTTCTCCAGTTTGAAAATCCCCAGAAACTTGAGAAATATACATTACGTCGATGTATTTGCCGCTTTTGTTTCTTCTGATTAGTCTGTCAACGAACGCTGTAGCACCTGATTTTGTTCCAGTTACAGTTTTTCCGATAAATTCAATGTTTTTATCTGTTCTTGTGACTTCAAGATATACTGGTTCGAACCATTCACCATCTGACAACCTAAAAATATCGTCTCCAGGATAATATACTTGGGCGCTTTGTCCGTAAACCAGCCTAAAAAACAAATCAATGGCTCTCTCGGAGCCTTTTGCTCTATGAAAATCAATTGCGTTCTTGATGAACAGTTGTTCATTAGACTTTAGATTAAATTGTATATTTTTTAAATATTTTTCTTTAAAATGAACGATAAATTCGTCCATAGTTCTGTCAATATCAGCATAGTTTGATATATTTCTTGAGTGATATAATGCGTTGTTTGATTGTTCTAGCCATTCATAGTAAGCTTTTACGAAACGAATGAACCCCTTTCCTTCTTCTTGGTAAAAAGAAGGAAACATTTGTTCAACTAGAGGCGAAATATATTGTTCTATATCTCTCATTTATTTTATTCTCTCACCCTTAATGTGTTTACAGAGATATCTTCTGGTGAAATAGACAAAATTATGTTTTGCGAAGAGTATATGTCTCTTGATGCTGGTCTTGCGAATATCTTTATAGCTGAACCACTATAACTTGAAATTGAAAAGTTTCTCATTCTGATTCGACCGTTTTCATAATTTATAGTTCCAATTTTTCTAAGTACTGTGTGTTCGTTTCCAGTTGTAGTAATGATATTAATCGAACCATCGCCGTCATCTTCTAGTGTGCAAGTTTGATTTTCGTATATGAATGTAGTTGATGTTACAGTATGATCGTCTGTAGCACTATGAACCGCTCCAAGAGCAGAAGAACGATTGTATAAAGGTATTCCGAAATTGATAGCAATCAATTCTGGGGAAAAAAGCTTTGGTTTAATTTTTTTCATAGCCAAAACTTCAGTATCATTCCCAACAATTGATGATTGTGCATTATCAATTGTTCTTGTCAATTGACTATATCTAAGAGTTTTCTTGAAATCATCGAGATATGTTTGATTGTATGATGTTATGGCAGATATAACGAGCGTCGATATGTCATTTGGCGTAAGTTTTGTTTTATTGACGTTATATCTAACTGTTGATTTAACAGCAACATACAAAAATTCTGGTGAGATGAAAACAGGATCAATAGAAACTGGTGAACGCTTTTTAATAAAATCTCTGTAGATAGCTCTTTTTGAATCTGGTAAACCGTCTGCATTTACAAGATCAATTGCAATAAAAACTTTACCATATTGTGGTGGATTCAATTGATCTCCGCCAAACGCTGAGATTGTATTAATTTCTGGAAAATTTGACTTTAAAAGAATCTCATAATCATCTTCAGTAACTGCTCTTTCTTGAGTGGTAAATCTTCTTGGTGCATTAAATCTAATTGATTCTAATGATTCTGGAAATGCACCATTTATAGCTTTTTCAACAGTTGTAACAATTACGTTAGAAAATCCACCGATTTGTCCGTCAGATTTAAATGTTTTTGCTCCATTTGGTGCAGATCCACTTGATACTCTATATTCTGCAACTATGATAGAACCATTTTTTGGTCTGCGACCAGAAACATCATCACCAAAAACTATCTCATATTTTTGATTTTGTGTTGCTTGGATAAAGAAAACGGTTGATGTGTAATCTATATCAAACAAAGAATCCGCTTTTGTATATGGAATAACAGTTGATGAATCTTCAACAACGTTTAGAACCAAGCTTTCTGTGTCAATGTTTTCATTTGAAATAAGAAATCTTTGGGTTGTGTTTGCATAATCCATAACATAACGATCGTACAAAAACACACCTTCATAAATGTCAACATTTGTTGCCTCAAAGTATCTGCCATTGGTAATAACAGGAATTTGTTCATTAGTTGTAAAGGTAAAATTATTAGAACCAACCTTAGCAGTAAATGAAGTTCCTTTTGGAATTACAACTGCTGTGCAAGCACTATCGGCTGGAGGAGTAATAATAAGATCAACTTTGGCTGTTGCTGATCTATAGGATCTTGGTGTATAATTCAAATCCTTTGAGTGAGACACAACGCTATCTCTAAGTTGTGCTGTGTCCAAAAACATTTCGCTTCCAAGCATGTTTAGATAGAAAGCATTCATATAAGTGTTGTATGTCATCAAATCTAACAACACCGAGATGTTAGATCCCTCAAAGTCATAATCGTTGAAAAGCTTTTGTGATCTTAGGAACGTTTTGAACTGTTCTTTGAGAGTCTCAAAATCTAGGCTTGTAAGATTTATTGATGAATTAGCCATTATATGACCCTATTAAGTAGAACTTGAAGTTGAAGAGGAGCTTCAGTATTTATTGCTTGGAAAGTTATCGTTACTACATAACCATTTTCTTCTATATAAGGATCAACTCTGACTTCAAGCAAACGACATCTTGGTTCGTAATCATTGATAACTCTTGTAATTTTTTGTTTTAAAACATATGCTGTTTCTGGAGTAATCAACTCGAACAGAAGAGCGTTAATATCAGCACCGATAAGTGGCTGAAATGGACGTTCGTAAGTATTAGTTAAAACCAAATTTTTTATGGCACGTTTTACTGATTGCTCGTTGGTTTGTCTGAGAAGATCATTCTTTTCTGGATGTGTGGAAAAATCAATTAAGAAATCACTGAATAGATCTCTTTTATTATTGATTTCCGTAACTTCTGTATAAAAATCAGATCTTGCCATACTGGACCCTTTTAATTTTATTTATTACTAATTAGCAAAGACGTTGCTTGATCCTGTGCTTTTGTCACCGCAAGTTGCAGAATCTCCTGCTCTACAAACAGCTATACCATTTACAAATACAGTAGAACTTCCCTCTGCCATTTTAGCATTGTTATGAGGGGAATCTCCATGCGAAGCAATAGAATCGCCTATTCTGGCAGCTGCATTCCCATTAACGAATACATTAGATGAACCAGAAGTAACTCTTCCGCCAGCAGTATCAGTATTTTTTCTAGTTATTCCTGGCATTAGTTTAAATCTATCTTAGCGCCAACAATCTTAACATTACCACCAGCAGTCATATTAATATTTCCGCCAGCTTCGATATTGATATTCCCATCCACTTTAATTTTGCAATCACCAGATACTTGTATTGTTTTATCTTTGACAACAACTTCAAAACTATTGTCGACCGATTTAGTTACTATTCTGCCATCTTTGTTTATTTCGATATATGTTCCAGATTTGTGATAAACGTGTATTCTTTCAGCGTTTGGTGTATCATCAATTTCTATAGCGTGTCCGCTTTCAGTTGTTAGCGTTTTGTTATAAGGATATTTCGCACCATATGCTGTGGCTGGTTCTTCGCCAACTTTTTGTTTTACGATATTATTTGTTTCTCTAGCAAGTTTAGATACATCATGAGAACCTTCTTCTGGAATACCAGCAATAGTTCCTAGAATAATCGGAAGTTGTTTTTCTTCGCCATCAGCAAAGAATCCAAAAACAGTTGTACCAACAGCAATTCCAGTTGGAGAAACTCCTACTCCATTAGCAGAAGCTGATGTTACTGGAAGAACAGGTGTAGCCCAGTGTAAAGCGTCAGAAGGGATCAATTCATCGTCATCATGAACACTATGCACACGAACTCTTATTCGTCCAACTTTTAGAGGATCATCTCTATCTTGGACAATACCAAAGAACCAATTAAATCCTTCTCTACCTAAATTTCTTGTAGTCATGATGACGAGAAATTTCCTTTCAATAGACCCATAGAAATACGATGTGAAAATTTTTCATTAGCAACTTTTATAATATCATGAGCAAGTTGAATGACCAGATAATTACCATTCATTCTTGCATCTGGGCGATTGTTTTCTTGAGTGCTGGTTGGTGATGTAAATTTGCAAGTTATAACGTCACCAGCTGTTATTGTTGTGTCGCCATATATTTGTACTATTGTTTTTTGTTGCAATATCATATTGAAATATGCAACCTTTGCTCCGATAGTATCAGCAATAAAAGAATCTGGTCTCGAGCTATCAGAAGGAACAAACATTCTCATCCCTTCGTCTTTGTCATATCTATCATAAAACTGTTTGCTGTTTTGAGTAAATGCATTCTTATCAATGAATATAAAATCTGATACGTTTTCTTGAAACTTGAATGTTTTCTCAGTAACCTTTTTAGTTAAAATATCAAAATTCAAAACTTTATTGTTTAACATACCATCTCTGATTTTGCTTGCATTATCATATTTTGTTGGCGTATCAATATAGAGAATATTTCTATAGCTTGTTTTGGACAGAGATTCTGGTTTTCCTTTATCATCATCAAAGTTAACAATTGGATTGTATTCAAATACTTTGTCTCCGATCTTTGGGACGTTCATCTCAAACAATTTTTCCAATGTATAAAAATTAAAACCTCTTGCGTTTTCAAAGAACACAAACGCATTAGACTTATATTTCTTTGATGTTGCACGTTTTCTCAAAAAGTCAATAGCCATCAAAGGATTCATTCTTGGCATGACTATTTGTTGGGTGCCTTTAGTTTCTTCGTACTCAAATCCTTTTTTTGATTTTAAATATGTTGCCAAAATATCAGCAATCATTTTATGAATTTCCATGTCATAAGATTTAACGACACGAGTAAATCCATCAAGCAAATGCTCTTCCGAAACACATAATAAAGTGTAGCTTGATGACTTTGAATTTTCTGATCTTTGTTGGTCGGAAACAGAATATACTTTAAACTTGTAATCTAATGGTTTATCTGTGCTTTTAGTTTGTATAGAAATTTCAATTGATTCTTCGCCGATAATTGGGAAGTTGTTGATTATGTCAAATGCATCGTAAAGAGTTATTTCAGCATATAAAGTTGGCTTGAATACGTCTTCATATATTCTTATGGCAGCAGTTTGTTTGTGTATGTTAAGTCTTTTAGATTTGTCTATGTTAAACAAATCTATTTTCCTTACCTCAACTTCTCCAGGAGAAAATTTAGACATTCAATGATTCTCTTAATTGCTGTTCAACTTGACCAAGATACTGTTTGGAAAGAAGTTTGATGTGTTTCTTTTTTTCGTTTTGTTCTAACTCATATTCATACGCATAAACTGGATCATAGTAAATGCTTTCGATAAATGTATTTGATGCGACTGCATAATTAGCAGAAGTATTAGAGAAATCTGAATTTGTTGAAAGCGTAATTGATGTGTTACTGTTTACTGAAAAAACTTCTTTTATGGAATATTCTTGGCTACTGGACCACAATTTTATATATTGACCTTGAACAAAGGTATTTGAGAATGCAGTTCCTGTTCCAGTTACAGTTGCTGATGTATTACTTACGCTAACTGTCCCACTAGAATTTGCTGCAGAACTGTAGGCATTATTATACGATTCTTTGGTTATTTTCCAATCAACTCTTTTTCTTTGATATTGAAAAGGAATGTTGTTTACTAGAATTGGCTCCCAGTATTTTTTTCTTTCACGAATTAATGATTCATACGCAGCTACTGAAATGATCGAATCGGACGAAGACCAATTGTTCTGGTAATACAAAATAGTTGCCATTGCAGTTTCAACTGATCCATATTTTTTTGCAATATATTTGTCGAAATCAGTTTGACTCAAATACCAATCATAATAAGGATCATATATCTCATTGCTCAAATAAACTAACCAAGCATATCTTGCGTCGCCATAATATTCATGTGCTATTGTGTCTGGTCTTTCTCCTTCCTTTATTTCATATGGAAGAAGAGCGTACTCATTTTTAAGCAAGCTTGATACAAATTTTGAACGGGATAATATATTTTTCGCAAATGTTTGTGTGTGAATAATGTTATTGAAATTTTCAAAATAGTTTATAGCCATTTAATTTGACCTTTACCTTCCAGTTACCCCAGCAATACCGCCTGTTGGACTTCTGGGTACATTTGTTCCTCCTGGAATTGCAACAGTTGTTGATGGTAAACTATCAAAAGTTCCAGCTGGTGTTGAACCAGAAGTTGTAAAATCTCCCTGTTCATCAAAATCATCAGCAGTAAATACCACAATTTCTTGAAATTGCAAAGTTAATGAAATTTCTGCAGGAGCATTATTTTTATGAAAAGCAGGACCAGATGGAGAATAATTTACTTCCATGCTTTCAAGAAAACATTTTTTAAATTTATAGAGATATGGATTATTCTCGTCTGGCAATATGTTCAAACTGAACACTTTAGGATAACTGAATATAGCACCAATTCCTTGGCTGACTTGCGGCAACATTGATTTTCTTAATTTCCCAACAATCAATCTGACTTGAGTGGATTCTTCTTGATTTCTTGGATAAAATTTCCACTTAAATGAGTGTTCTCTTAGCTTGACGCCCTTAAACAAAGCTGCTACGTTTGGATTGACAACTGCACCAAGACCAGCTTCTGCGATATTTTGAATTTTATCACCAAGGTCGCCCATAGCTCCGATGCCTTTTGCAACTTGAAGAGCACCAAGAGTCATCAAATTTTTCACACCAAAATCTTTTCCTGATTCATAGAGATAATTTAAAGACTGGTTTAATGAAGATTCAATATTTTCAACTCCGCCTTGCTTAAATCTGCCGATTTCTTGCGCAGCTATAGCGCCAGCTGCTCCTAGAGAAACCTCTGATATTGTGGTTCCATATCTCTCAACAAGATTATCTGGAACTGGCAAAAATATGTTGGCTTCAATTTTAAGTTTTGGTTTTTCGAATGGTTCAAACTTTACATAATCAGAAATTTCAATGCCAAATTTAAATTTTGATTTGTTGTTTAATGGATACTCAAGAATTGATGATTTTGGAGACGCTTCATTTTTAATTTGCGCAACAGTTTTGGCTGGCGGAGTTGGTGGTTCTATTGCTGCTCTGTCAGAGTTAAATTTTGGCGAATCTGGTTGTGGTGGAATAAATCCTCCAGGAAATCCAAATCCGCCTCCTCCTCCAGTAACTTTTCCTAGATTATTTACAAACGATGATGCGGTTGTTCCGACAGCCCCACCAGCTTGTTTCAAACCGCTCGTTAAACTATTCCATGCACTTGAAGCGGAATCTGCTATACCAGAACCAAGAGTTCCAAAACTAATGTCGCCGTTGTTATTGATGGTTGGATTGCCCATGAACCTACCTATATAAATTTGAGTTTCTATTTATTTATAAGAATCATTTGAGGATCATGAAGGGAAAATTTAAACCAAGAAACCCACAGAAATACAAAGGCAATCCAGCGAACATCGTTTACCGAAGCTCATGGGAACTTCGTTTTATGATGAAGCTGGACGCAGATCCAACTGTTATTGAGTGGGGCAGCGAAGAAATGATAATACCTTACAAGTCTCCGATTGATGGCAGAATGCACAGGTATTTTCCAGACTTCATTGTTCGTAGAAAAACCAAAGAAGGTATTACTGAGACGGTTGTTGTTGAGATCAAACCATTTGCTCAAACGAAAGAACCTACTCCGTCAAAGACTATAAATAAAAGGTACATTACAGAAGTGCAAACTTGGGGCATAAATAGCGCAAAATGGAAGGCTGCTCAAGAATTTTGTGAAGATCGTAAATGGAAGTTTATGATTTTAACGGAAAAAGAGCTGGGGATTAAATACTAATGGCAGTTTTTAAATTTCAAGACTTAGCTAAATCTCTTGGTTTCGGTAAGAATCCAAGCAGAAGTGATATTGAAGACGCTCGCACTTGGATGAGAGATTCTGCAGCCGAAGTCCAAACCATACAAGGCAATAGATTGATGTCTGAAAACAGCGTCAATCTTGTCAGCAATATTAATATAAAAAGCATTGGTCGTATGTATATGTTTTTCTATGACCCAAAGGGAAAATACGATCTTCCTTATTATGATAAGTTTCCTCTTGTTTTCCCATTTTCCTTAAACAGTGATGGATTTACAGGAATCAATTTACACTATCTTTCTCCATTGCTTCGCGCCAAACTTATGGATGCTCTATACACATTGTTGAATAATCAACGATATGATGAATCGACAAGATTAAGAATGACATATCAAATGCTTTCTTCTTCTAGTAGATTTAGATTGATTAAACCTTGTGTCAAAAGATACTTGTTTGATCATGTTAAATCCAGATACTTGCAAGTTCCAATAACAAGTTGGGATACAGCTTTGTTCTTACCAACAGAAAGATTTGTTGGCGCTTCAAAGCAACAAGTGTTTAGAGAAAGCAGAAGAATTGCCTACGAATAAGGATCAATAAAACATGGCATTCGATATTCAAGAATTTAAATCAATTGCATTAAACTCCAGAAATGGTATTTTGCCAACAAACAGATTCGTGTTTTCTTTCGGATTTCCAAGATCTGGAGAACATCCTTTTGGATACAGATATTCTCTGTCCAGAGAACTTAGATTTTATTGTCATGCGATAAACGTACCAGCAAGAAACGTTGAAGTTTCAGCCCATAAAAGATATGGTGTTGGTTTCAATGAAAGAAACGTAATTAATGGAAGTATTCAAGATGTGACAGCTACATTCATCGCCGATGGCAATGGTGAAATGTTAAGTTTGTTTGACGATTGGATGGAATACATGACTGGTTCTGGTAAGCATATAACCCAAGATCCAGAAATGTTTACCGTTCCTTACAGAGATGATTATGTATTGGATGGTAAAATTGAAATATATGATTATGCTAACAAGGTAATTCGCGTTTACAAATTGTTTGAAATGTTCCCAACCTCATTTACAGACACTCAATTGAATTGGGAAAATCAAAACACATTCTATACATTCAATGTTACATTTTCCGTGTTCAATATTCAATTGAATGCAGAAATTAGTGCAGAAAGCGCAAGCAGCCAACTTCAGGATTATCTTGATCAGCTTAACGGTATACCACTGCAGGCTGCAAGAAATCCAAGAGGTTTCAGCTTATCTTCGCTTACGCTACCAAATATACCACAAATACCAATCGTTTCTGATTTGGTTAACATTCCTCAACCAACAGCTATACTACAAAGTTCAATTCAACGTGCTGTTTCCCCAGCGCAAGGCGGAATAAGTAGAACTCTAAGACAAACTTTTAGCGGATTTAATGGATTTTAATAATTAGGAGAATTGATTTATGTTACCTAAAATTGACAAACCAATTTATACTTTGACTATACCATCAACAGAACAAGAAATTAGATACAGACCATTTTTAGTAAAGGAAGAAAAAATTCTGCTGATGGCTGCAGAAGGTAAAGATGAAGCAGAAATGCTAAGAGCAATAAAGCAAATTATCAATAATTGCGTTGTTGATCCTGGCTTTGATGTTAATGAACTATCGTTCTTTGATATTGAATATTTCTTCATCCAACTCAGAGCAAATTCTGTTGGTAATATAATTCAAATTAGAATTACCGATGAAGAACTAGAAGTTCCAATCATGGTTGATCTTGATTTGAATAACGTTCAAATTAGAAACAAAAGAAAAGCACCATTGATAAAAATTACTGATACTATGTCAGTACAACTAAAATACCCAAAAGCAGATTTTATGGATAAAGTTGAAATAACAGAAAGTTACACTAAAAATATATTTGAAGTTGTTATTTACCTGTTAGACAAACTTTATGATGGGGATCAAGTTTATAAGTTTTCAGAATATACTAAAAAAGAAGTTGAAGACTTCGTTGAGAATTTGCCAGTTCAAATTATCACTGAAGTTGACGAATTCTTAAAGAACATGCCAAGTGTTTATTGTGAGGTTCCTTATGTGGCTGGAGGAAAGGAAAAGAAAGCTGTATTGAGCACATTATCAGATTTTTTTACTTTGGGCTGAGCCACAATAGTTTGACCAATTATTATAAAACGGTTTTTGCTATGGTTCAGCACCACAAATATAGTATTTCTGAACTTGAAGATATGATACCTTTTGAGCGTGATATTTACGTTGCTATGCTGCAACAATATTTGGAAGAAAAGAAAAAAGAACAAAAAAACCAAATAGCTAAGAGAAGGTAATAATGGCAAAACCTAGAAATCCAAGAGGATCTACTGGCGCTGGTGGTTCTGGTAAAGGTACTGGAACGCCAAAGCCAGACAAGGATCTCAAAACAAATAACAAAGAATTAAAAAGCCTTTCTGATGCCATAGAAAAGCTAACTCTTGCTGTTGCAAATAACAATGTTGCGTTGAAAAATACCACAAACAAAGAAAACAACTTAGCCAAAGCAATTGCTGATTTAGAAAAAGAAGATACTTTAGGCGCAAAAGCTGGTCGTGCTGCTGCCAATCTTAGCAGAAGAACAATGGGCGCATTGAGACAGGATGATCCAGTTGCTGCTTTGTTATTACAAGGCGCTCTTGGGGTGGGAAAACTCGGTTTCAAAGGAGCCAAGGCTGGTATTTCTGGGCTGATGAATCTTGCGAAAAAGAGAAGAGAAGAAAAAGCAGCAAAGAAACCTTCAGAATTTGAACTAGCAAAGAAAAAAGGTCTAACACCAAAGCAAATTCTAGCTGGATTTGGTGGTAAAGGCGCAAAAGATGAAATGATGAGAAGAGCTGTTGGTCCAGCTACAACAGCTGCACCTGCTGCTACTGTTGGTGCTACAGGAACCACACCAACAACTTCAACTTCTGGTTCTGGTTCAAGTCTTGTTCCTGATGTTGAGACTTCAGGAAAAGCTGGGTTTGGTATTGCTGCAGTTGGTGCTGGTATTGGTGCATTTATCGCAGCACTGGCTCTTGGTGGCGCAGCTGTAAATGCAGTTGGTGGTGCATCTGGCGTCAAAGACATGTTAACAGCCGTCGGCGAAGGGTTGAGTTCTTTTGATACTGGTGGAATGGTAGGATTTGGTGCACTTCTAGCGGCTGGTGCTATATTTGGTGCATATTCTGGCGATAAAGAAAAACTTACTGCTCCAATCGGTATAGCTGCTATTGGTGTTGGTATTGGTGGATTCTTTGCTGGTCTTGCTTTAGGCGGTGCGGCTACCAATGCTCTTGGCGGAGCATCTGGCGTCAAGGATATGTTAACAGCTGTTGGTGAAGGATTAAAATCATTTGATACGCAAGGATTAGTTGCTCTCGGTAGCTTGCTTGCAGCTGGTGCAGTATTTGGTGCTGTTGGAGGTGCTGGTGCTGCCAACGTAGCTGTGGGAGCAAATCTTGGTATAGCTGTTATCGGTTTAGCTGTTGGCGGATTCTTCAGCGGTCTTGCGCTTGGTGCAAAAGCATATAGCGAACTTGGTGGTGGATCAACTGTTAAAGAAATGTTAACATCCGTTGGCGAAGGTCTTGGATCTTTCAATGAAGGAAGTTTGACAGCTCTTAGTGGAATGCTAGCAGCTGGTGCGCTCTTCGGAGCCATTGGTGGTACTGGTATAGGTCTTGGTGTTGCTGCTGGCGCAAATCTGGGTATAGCTGTTATTGGTCTTGCTATTGGTGGTTTCTTTACTGGTTTGGCTACTGGCGCTAAGGCGTTTAAAGAAATGGGTGGTCCCCAAAATGTCAAGGAGATGTTAACTTCTGTTGCTGAAGGATTAAATTCATACGATACGATTAATGGGGATAATTTATTAAAAGCTGCAGAAGGATTAGGTAAGCTTGCTCTTGGCATTGGTGCATTTGCTACTGGCGATTTAATAGGAAAAGCATTAGATTGGTTGTTGGGTTCTGATGAAGAGGAAGACACCCTAACAAGAGTAGCGAAATCTTTGGTCGCTTTTGAAGAAATCAGCGGACCAAATTTAAGAGACATTGGTGATGGTATTTCTTCATTGGCGCAAGGACTTGGTAATCTTGTTAACATCGCAGAAGATTTAGACCCAGAAAAAATTGCTAAAATAGCTACGTCAGTATCAACGCTCGGTTCCGCAAATATTGGTAATCTGAGACAAATGTTAGCACCTCCTGGCGCTCAAGGAGGAGCTCCTGCTCCTGGAGGGGGTGGTGGAGGAGTGATACCTGCGGTAGGTCAAATGCCATCAGGCGGTGGTGAACAAACTCAACCAATGACGCCATTGAGTCCAACAGGAGCAAGCGTAAATGTTGGGGGTCAACCAAACAAAGATGGTGGTGTTACTGCTGATAAAACCCAATTAATGCAATATTTTATGAGTCAGGGTTACTCTAAAAACGAAGCTTCCGCAATTGTTGGTAATTTTATGGCTGAGTCCAGTTTGAATACTGCAGCTAAAGGCGATCTTAATATGCCTGGTGGCGCTTCCGTCGGGCTCGCTCAATGGAGAGGAGACAGACTAGAAAATCTGAAAAAATTTGCTGCTGAGAAAAATATGGATATTAATGATCCAATGACTCAAGCGCAATTTGCAAATTTCGAACTCCAAGGATCTGAAAGCAGAGCATTAAAAAAACTCAGAGAAGCTTCTGCAGCAGGTGCAAGCCCTGAACAATTGGCTGAAATTTTTGGGAAATTTTATGAAAGACCAAAAAGAAATGAACAAGGACAAATTTATGGTTTAGAACATAGAACTGGTGCAGCCGCTCAACTAGCAGCTATGGATATACCAACTGTTGGTGATAATTTGATGCAAGCTTCTGCTGAAACTGCCAATCAACCACCAGTTGTTGCGGTTGTTCCACAACCCGCTCCTGCACAAACTGCGGACGCAGGAGGTGGAGGTGGTGGTGGGCAAACTCATCCACCAATTCCTCCTGGTTCTGGACCAAGAGGAAACCTTGATAAAAATATTGCATTCAATCCATATGCTGATGGTCTTTCCATGGCATAAAAAAAGAGGGGCGAAAGCCCCTCTTTCTCTTTTATTCATCCGCTAGTTTCTTAAAGAAATCTAGAGAATCATCATCCTCATCATCATCGTCAGTCGAAACAGACTTCAGAGATGGGGCTGTCTTTGCTGCCAGCTTTGGGGCGGGAGTTGCCTCTTCCCAAATATCATCATCCTCAGCGGACTTTGCCTTTGGCTTATTAGCAGAAGCGGTTGGTTCGCCAAGAACCTTATTAAGGCGAGCCTTGAGTTCTTCGTAGGTCTTGAACTCCTTTGGATCAAGGAAAGCCTGCAGGCTGTATTCCTTGTTGTAGACTGCCTCTAGTTCAGAGTCATCGTCCAGAAGAGTGGAAGGCTGTTCGAACTCAGACTTGTCGTAGTTACGGTAGCCTTCAAACTTACGGATACGAAGACGGAAGTTAGCACCTTCCCAGAGATCGAAAGGATTGACAGGCTTCTCGTCGTCGAACTGTGGGTTCATCAGATCGTTCAGCTTGTCGAAGATCTTCTTACCATATTTGTAAAGGAAGACCTTGCCTTCGTTTGCAGGATTAGCAGGATCCTTCACCACATAGATATTGGAGATGAAAGAAAGACGACGCTTCTGGTCGCGAGCCTGTTTACGAGTAGGGGAGTTGTCGTCAGTCGAAGCGTTCCAGAGCATGCTGTTGTATTCAGCAACAGGATCTGGCTTACCGATAGTCGTTAGAGACTTCTCAATATACCAGCCACCTGGACCCTGAAAGCCATGGTCCCAGATACGGACGAAAGGAACGTCCTCGCCATTTGGCGCTGGAAGGAAACGGATGATTGCTGAACCATTGCCAGCCTTATCGACTTCTGGAGTCCAGAAACGATCATCCTTACCGCTTGACTGAGTAGTGTTGTTTGCAGCCTTGTTTAGCTCTTTGGTGAGATTCTCTAGAGCAGAGGCGCGATTCTTCTTTAGTGTAGCAAAATTTGACATTAGTATTTCTCCGTGTATGTATCGTTGTATAAGTCGTTTTATCCACGCAACTACATGATCAGTATATCCTATTTATACGGTCATGTCAAGAACCTTTTCTTCAAGAGTTCTTTTATTTTTGCTGTATCATACTTGATGAAAGGTTTATACTTCATCAGTTTAAGATACATCTTTGGCCAAATAATATCCTCTTCTATGTTCTTATTCCAATGCTTAAAGATATTCAAGACATCGTCCAAGGCAATCAAAGTCTCGGCTGAAATCTTTCCTTGTTTAAACATTCTAAGAAGAGGAGGATGTTGACCATCAGTAACAAGAATGTTTTGATTTAGATTGTCATCTAGCAACTCAATCTCGTTACTGATTATATATGTCAGAGACTGCTGTTTTTTCAACCACTGCATATAATGGGAGTTAGACTGTTCTTCATTTACAAGATCACCAACCCAAAGATTCTCGTTAACGACAAAGTTTGATACAATGTAATTAACGAGATCTTTTTGTTTTGATAATTTGTAAAAGAAGTACTTGTCCTTTCTGACTTCAAAGGAAGATTCGCTGAACTTTCCCTTTCCGCCATACTTGAAATAATCATACGATTCTTTTGTGAAATGATTCTTAAGAGAAACGTATGTCTTATATGCCTCAAATGGGGTCAATTTAGACCTCGCGATCATCCTTTCGACCTTTCAGCCCAAGCACTGCATAATATTTAATTTGAGTAATGTGTTGATCAGTTTCATCAGCGTTCTTGATTATCTCAAGGATTCGATCAAACATATCCCAACACCATTCAATTTCAGCGTCCTTGTGGCTGATTTGATTTGCTTTGGTCATATCGGTAGCTTTGCTCCTTTGGGTAGGAAGTTGAGAGCCTCTGCTTCCTCTTGGATCTTAGATTTCATTTTCTGACAATCCTTGACGAAAACAGCGGCTGTCTCAACATCTATATTATTACGTTCACAATAATATATTACCGCATCCATATAGTCAAGCTTTTTATTCTTAACCAAAGATTCAATTTCAGAAAGGAATGTTTGCTTTGTGAGCATCCCACTTAAAATGATAACGTTTTCTTTCATTCCTTTTCCCTATAAAAGATGTGCCTTCCAATCGCAATAGTCTTTTCCATTTTCTTTCTCCAGTATGGATTGACTTTCCTGCTATGGAAATATGTTGCACCCTTAGTATTATCTTGGACCATACCAGCAAGAACAAGTTTTGCTACTTGATTGCTGTTTGCCCAATCATCATCGTTTTTCGGAATGTCTGATTTACCATCACACTTCCAAGAAAACTGACATCGGTCATTTACTACTCGACAAGGATCATCATTATACTTATCTAGCTTTGACCGATTAACTACCACGTTTGCAACTGCAAACTTACCAAAATTTGATTCTCCCCTTGCTTCGAAGTATACTGCTTTCGCAACGCACTTCAAGTGGTTGGAATCTACTATGTCTATTTTTCTTGTAATAATAGTTGGAACCTGCGGTATTTGCGCATTACTTACTGAACTAACAGGTAACAAACAGAAGAAAAATAGAGTAGCTATGAGCGTTCTCATCAAACCTCTCCTAGTTTTCTCTACGTTTTTCGTTATGTTAGGTGATTTTTCTTGTGTCAGGAAAACCACCAAACCCCGAACAGACAGCCCATCCCACGTTTCGTCTGTTGCGGATGCGGAATAATTTATGGGTCCGCGAACGTGGATAACAAAAGTTAGAGCCACAAACTGATGGAGTGAGGTTTGTCGACAAGATCTTCGCAGCTCTGACCTCACTCCTAGCGAAGCTCAAAAATGGTGGGGATGATTCTGTTTCCAAGTTCATCCCCGAAACTCAGCTTAGGCTGCTAGAGCGTAAGCAATGCTTTCGTTATCGTTAGCATTTGTAGGTTTTGACCCGATAACGGCGGTATCATGCCGATTGCCTCGCTTTGACTTTATTACACACGTCGATCCTAAATTTCGCCCCCATCATAATGACTTCTTCTTATGGAAATTTAAACCAGGATTGACTGATTTTTTTCCTTGTCCTCTGACCCAACCATCAGGTGGCTGTTGATCAGATTTGAAACATTTTCTCTCAGAAGGATTATCGGGGTTATGGTACCATTTTGTTCCACCAGTTCCTACTGGTTTTGGTGGGACTTTCCATTTATATTTCAAACCTTTATTGGTTCTTACTTTATTACCCTTTTTGCCAGACTCGCTTAACATTTTGAAGACCAATTCTTCTTTAGTCATCAATCCTGCTAAACCTTGCCAAGCCAAATAATCCTGCCAAAGTCCATACTGTTCCCAAAGTTTCTTATGAGCTTCTGCATGTTCTTCAACAGTAAGTTCTATAAGATTTTCAGGTTCATCAGTCCCACCCATATGTTTGGGAATGATATGGTGTAAATGTTTCATTTTTCATCTCCATCTATCCTATTTACTATTTATAAAATAGGATATTTGAAGAAGTCCTTATGGTGGAGGCGACGGGTACTGCCCCCCGTGTCCGTAATGCTTATTCCTCTCTGGTCATCAGCAACAGTATATTTATACTATATGTAACTTCAGAAGTCAAGCAATAATTAATCTTTTCTTGATTCTTCTCTTCCTGATTTTCTTTTAACACGTTCGTAATCTGGTGTTATCTGGTTGGACACTCTTAGCATCGTGTCCATTCTTATGATGTCGTTGTCAAGAACTCTTATTCTGTCAATCAGCCCAACAAGCATGCTTTCGATGCCGTCTAGCTTTGCTATAATAACTTTCATCATCCATTGTAAAAGAGCATAGAAAAGCCAGCCGATGCCAAGAGCACCAGCTGCTGGGATTCCAATGTTAGAGATAAACGTAGATACCTGATCTAACTCCATGTGAGCCTCCTTTTGTTGTTGGATATAAACTCACGTGGGATGATCCGTATCAATCGTAGTTATATTTATAATAAAAAATGGGAGGCGGACCTCCCATTTGAGTTTCAATTAAAAGAACGAATCCAGCGAAGCACCCTTATTACTAGTGTCCTTCAATCGAAGCTCGGCGTTGCCCGTTGACTCACGAATGTACATTGTACAGTAGTCGGGGAACATCTCCGCGATCTTCTTGATGGACTCGTAAACATATTCCTTGGTACGAATCGTCTGAAGCCCACCATCTTCCTTGTAGTAGTTAGACTTCACGGTGTAATTATCAAAACGAACCACCGAGCCGTTGCGAATGTACTGGCGGATAGAATACTCATAATCCTCGCCATGATTGGTTACACGAGCCAGATCGCCAGAGTGTTCAACGATTACTCCAAACATCGAAGCGATAACATAACAGAGCTTCGTGTAGACCCGTTCCTTCATGAAGTATGCATTGGCTGCAGCATAAATTCCAAAGGTCTTAGCTCCAATCTTTTCACACTCCTCAAACCCACGAAGGATCACTTCCTTCTCCAGATCTTCCACCCTACCTAGCTTCTGCTCTGAAACCTTCTTCTGAACCTCCTCTACATCGTCGTCAAACATCATTAGACGGGTTCCCTCAGGATACCACCTCTCAATGAAGTTCCTCTGTGCGCCGATTGTGGGGACGCCAACGACGATATGCTTGTATGGAGTATCAGCTAGAGAATTACAATAAGCTTCTAGTTCCTCTTCGTTGGCGACAAAGATGGTGATCCGCTCTGGATCAATGTTATAACTTTCAAGAACCTTCAGGGTCTTTTTCTTAATAGTTTCTGGGCGCTTATATGAAGGAATGGCTACGGAATAGTCTATCATTGTCAAGTTTCTCCATTGTATAAATAAAAAATGTAAGTCGCGGATTGCCGTCCCACTTACTCTAACCTATACAGGAGGTCAGCTATGGATATTTATCGTTTTTATGTTTATGCTTACATTAGAAAAAGCAACAATACGCCATATTATATCGGAAAAGGAACGAAAAATAGAGCTTATGACAAACGTCATAATGTTTCAGTTCCAAAAGATAAATCAAGAATTGTATTTCTCGAAAAAAATTTATCTAACATTGGCGCTCTAGCTTTAGAACGCAAATATATCCGTTGGTATGGAAGAAAAAATAATGGAACTGGTATTCTTTTAAACAGAACAGACGGTGGCGAGTCAAACACAGGTATGATTCATAACGAACAAACTAAACAAAAAATGAGCAATTCAAAAATTGGAAATAAAAATTCAGTGGGAAATTGCAATAGAAAAGGTAAGAGTTGCTCAGAATCAACGAAACAATCGTTGAGGAACTATAATATTGGAAAAAATATTTCATCTGAAGTACGTTCAAAAATAAGTCTGAAGGTTAAAAGTCTTGTTTGGATGACCGATGAAAATATTAATATTCGGGTGTCCAAACAAGACATTATTTTATATCCAAACTTCAGACTTGGTAGAAAATATCACAAACGCACAAACTCCGGAAATTAAAAGAAATCGTCAAGAGTGGCAACTTCATCATTGCCATATGGGTCGGTCATATTATGCGCCTTCAGATAATCGTACCACTCTTGGCTAGTTTCCCATGATGGGCTAACACCATTCCACAGTGGTCGCCAGAGAGGGTGCTTCTGATTTAGGCGGCGATCCTCGATGAACTGCTTCCGAAGCTGCTCATATTCCCAACCCTTAGTCTCCAGCATATCCTCGCGGAAGTATGCCACAATGGTCATGCGATCAGGATTATCACCAGAAAGAGGTGCATTACCATGTATAGCTGTATGATTCGCCACAAGAAGTAGGTCTCCTGGTTCCAGTTTAACAGCCACGCGATACTCAGGTAGGATAAGTTCAGCACCATCCCAACCTTTACCAAGAGCAGAGAGATTCGAAAATCCGGAGTCCAAGTCTCCAGCATCGCGATGACAAGCAGTTCTAAAATTATGGTTGACAGTGAGAGTCGTAAAGACGGTGTCGTCAATTAGGAACCTCTTGTCTAGCTTGTCAGCAGCAGCACGCTGAGCAGCCCAGCGATTAGGAAGTAGCTCGCTGAAGCAATGGTTGAGCTTACGTAGGTATGGAAACGACTTTGCGAATGACTCGGGATGCTTCTCTGTAAATGCAGTTGCCCGACCGTAAGGAATACGTGGGTAACGAGAGTAGTACCCAGCAACACCAGACATAACACTTTGAGCATAATTGGTCGCCGATATGTAGTTATCACGAACATACTCAGCCTCTTTCCTCTGTTCGTCGCGAGGAAGATTGTCTAGACGATCAAGCCAACGATCAAACCAGCCGAAGTATGGATCATGATCAGCCATCACCTTAGAGCGAAGCCAAACATATCCACGAGTTTCTTCTTCCGCCTTCTTATTTTCATTAAGACGGCGAAACTCCTTCAGCGTAACTGATTCGACCAGTTCGTTCTCAGGACGTGTCAGATACTCCAGGGCAGAGATCTGAAAGGGTGTTACCCATTCCCTTCCACCCCGACCCTCAGCCTTCAGAACATCACCACGAGGACCAGCAGCTAACCCACGGTTCTGAGACTGAGTAGCGGCACCGATCAAACCCTCGTAACACTGTTCCAGTTCTTCTTGGGTGAAAACATTCTTACGAAACATTGCAACAATGTTATCCTCAGTTCTACTGCCATCCATCGTTGGCGCATAAACGTCAGAGTCCTCTGTGATTAGAAGATCGTAATGCTCTTTATCAACAAACTGACCAAGCAGATGCTCGCAGTCATACTTCTTATCAGCGTAGATGACGTTGACCTCTGTCTTCTTACAAGGACGGTCGCAATCTTTTTCGCAGCTATGTTTCATGTGTGTGCCCTCTCTAACTTAGAGACTTATCTTACTATAAGTTTGTTATCTTGTCAATCGTAAATTGTAAAATCTTTATACAGCAATGCTGTCTCGGCTTTGTTTCCGCAAAAACATTTCGCGATAGCCAAAGCCTCTTCATATGTTTCGGCGTTCAATTTAACGAACCCGAGTTTCTCCCGTTCATCGAGATAAGCGATCATGTATTTTCGTTTTATCTTCTTATTCTTCTCTTCCATTTTACCTCTCTGATGCAAAATGTTGCATCAGTATATAGACAGATTTAAAATGCATCTTCGTTGTCTATGTAAGTTGTGTCATAAAAATCATCATCGAGATCGTTGAACATTGCATCCCATTCTTCAGGAGTTACGCCAGTCATCAGAAACTCGCGATCATCCTGGGAAAGATTGGGGAAAACATTTTGAATAAGATCATTGCTGTTTGTCCAATGATCCAGCTGTTCCTGCGTAACAGGAACCTCGCGAGTATGGACAACATTGGAGATCATAGAACGACGAGTAACGAGCATTTTGCAAACTCCCGAAAAAATTAATCGAAGCCGACTTCGTCACGATATTGGTCGATGAAGTCAGCTTCAATTTCTGCCTGTCGCAGATCACTGTCAGATGGTTTAAACCCTGGTTTATACCAGCACTCAAGACCGAGAGGACTTGTTACCTTCTGGTATCCATTGATAACAAGAATATCCTTAACAGCTTCCCACTGAAACATGTTACTCTCCGTTGAATGTGTTGGTCTTGACCATTTCGCCGTAGTAGGTAGCGTCCATCTCAGCACGCCACTTCCCTACAAGCTTGGGGCTTGTGATGAGAGTCAGTGCGATAAGAGAAAAGACAACCAGAACAACCAGCTTGGTGTATTGATATGCGTTCATTGCAAACTCCGGAAAATTATCGCGAATCACAGGTTCGAGAAAATTACAGGGGGAGAGATGGATATGGAGGACATCCCTCCCCCCAGCGAAGCAGCTATCAAGCTGCCTCTGCGAACTCCACGGCAGTCTCAAGAGCCTTAACCTTCAGGTTCTTGTTGGCACCGTACCAAGCCGAGGTGAGTCGGTTGTCAGCATTACGACCGATAAGGTGGTCGGTCATGTAGGTGACGGTATTGAATGCCTGCCACCAGCTGCCCTCGGCGTACTCAGCACCAGGCTGGGTGTTGATAATGTCAAGAGCGAGCGAGGCGTTCTTGGACAGTTCCTTCTTCGAGTCTTCCTTTGAAGTCAGAACGGGGAAGATCGACTTGAAGTAATCGACCACATTGTCCCCAGTGTAACGCTTCGTCCCGAGGAACGCAGCCATCTCCTTGTACTTGTCAAGCTTCTCCTTGGCGATACCGAGGGTCTCCTTAACCTGAGCGGCATTGAACTCGCGACGATGCGAAACCTTCACCATGTTCTCAACCTTGCTATTAACAGCAAGAGTAAGAGTGTTATTACAGACAACACGGATCGGAGTGAACCGAACGTCGATGCTCTTGCCGTAAAGGTGGGGATTGGTGAAGAGCAGGTAGCCATCAACCTTATCGCCACCGAACAATTCGAAGCTCTCCTTGATCTTGGCGAGACCCCAGACCAGCTGTCCGCCACGAAGCGAGCCAGCGGTATGCATCTCCATGTCACCAGCCATCACGAAGTCGTTGAAGAACTCGAACGCATCGCGATTCTGCATGGGATTCCAGTCGTCAGAGATAACATCCAGAATCTTGTGATCCGAAGAACGGACCAGAGCAGAGTGACCGACAGACACCTGCTTACCGTTCACGTTGGCGAAAGCAGGGATCTTTTCGACTTCCCAGTCAAGACCAGCCTCGACCAGCATCTGATCGGGAGTCAGGTCGCTATGAACTTCCTTGCCCAGACCATGCCAGGGAAGCTCGCCAGCGTAAGCCATCGTTTCAACCATATGAGCCATTTTCACTTCTCCTCGGGGAACTCGCCCCATTTCATTATAATAAGATTATACTGTAGATTTGTTAGAAAGTCAAGCAACTTGTTACAGCAACCAACCACTCTTATCAACCGAGATCCCTCGGCTCTTAAGAACAGCCTCGATATCCCAGAACTGCTTCTTAAGAGGAGGGATAAGATCCCATTCCCGACAAGAGTCGTCGGCGTAGTGGTAGCTGATCTGGCTACCGAGACGCTTATACTCCTTGACCAGATCATCGTCGGTCATCTCGTTATAAGAAAGATTAGCCATTTTGCAAACTCCCGATTAGTTGCGGCAGCAGGTGACGCGAGCGGTAGCTTCCCAGTTCTTCTTATTGCTCTTACGGATAACAGCAACCTTAAGAGCGATACGGAGGCTGAGCTCACGCAGCTTCGACTGGTTCTTGGTGATAAACTCCACCACATCCTTCTCCTCTTCGGTGGTCAGACCACGACCCTTGAGGAGTCCAGCGTCGATGACCTGCTTGATGCGAACCATGTAGTCGCGAGCAGTCTTCATCGCGAGATCAATGTAGTGAGCACGAGACACGAGAGCCTGAAGGTGAGGAGCCAGCTTGTGACCCTTCTCGATCATGGCGTCGAAATCATAGTTCGTGATGAAGATGATCGTACCTTCAAACTCGAAGCGGTTGTCGATCACCATAGCGGTATCTTCGTCAACCAGCTTGCCTTCGGTCAGGTAGCTGACGACACGCTTGTCGGTGGTGTCGCAGACAGCCTTAAGAAGGTTAAGAGAAGTGTCATCGAAGAAGATGGTATCGGCATCGTCGAACACGAGCACCTTACCAGCTTCCTTGTGCTGCCAGAGCAGCTTGAAGAGACCAGTCGCACGGACGTAGCCTTTGACGATGGTGTGGTCCTGACCAGTCGGATCCCACTTCTCGAGGGTCTTCTCGATCGTGAAGGACTTGCCGAGACCAGCAGGACCAGACACGATCAGCGCACGGGCATCACCCGAGATCGCCGCCTCGGCGAGGTCCGTAAGGATGTCAAAACGCTCAGTCAGGCGAGCCGAGATCTCGGCGTCGGTCTCGTTCGAGACAACCAGCTGGGGCTTCGCCGCAGCATACAGATCCTTCGCCTTGGTCGCGACACGCGAACCACGGGGAGCACGAAAACCAGCTTTAGGAACACCGCGAGGCATCAGCCATCTCCTTCATTTCATCTTATAATTAATTATAGACCTTTTTGGGGCAAAAGTCAAGGTCTAAATTTTCTAATAAAATCAAGGACTTAGAAGAACCCGTCCTCCTCGAGGTCGCGGATCAGTCCCTGGAAGTCTCGGGTGCTGATCTCGATGGTGTACACAGGGACGTTCCCAACAAACTTCGCCACGATCTGGGGATAGTCGCCCCGAATCGCCGAGACGATGGTCCCCTCGATTCGCTCCATCACCTCGATGGCATGGTCGAGGTCTTCGGTGGTGGGCAGGGTGATCTTGCCGTTCATTTGTTCCTCATTCATCATCATGAGACTATTATGGCTCTTTTTTCACAAAAAGTCAAGAGCCAAATTTTGTAATAAAATCAATAACTTAGCTGCCCTTGACCCTTATTAAGACGGCAGTGAGCCAGAACACTGCCAGCCATGTCCAAAAATTGATTGGAATGGCGAGGACGGGGAAAAGCGTATTGAGCGCCCAAATCGTTGCCGCAGGTGCAAACACTGCAAGAACGATAAGAAAGATAAGAAAGGTAAAAGGGTTTTGAACTTTAAAATCAATTTTCTTGTCAGTCATCATATAATCTCCCAAACGTTCGCTTTGTGTTTCAGAATGTCGAGTCTATTGGTTTCGGTTAGAAATCTGAGGATTAAACCTCGCTCTCTTCCATTGGCTTCTATTTCCCAAGGAAGTTCCCAATATGGAACTTTGTCATAAGTTTTGCCAAGCCACTTCTGCTTCCCAGCCATGGTGTCTTTCAGTTCGTTTCGGGCAAACTGTTTGACGTGCACCATTTCGTGGGCAAGAGTTTTGATAGGAATGAATGGATTCTTACGGGAATCGAGGCGAATGGTAAACTCTCGAGGGCGATAGTTTTGGTCTTCCCATGTGCAATCGCCATAAATTTGCTCTTTTGTAAAGAGACCTTTGATAAGAACAATGTTGACTGTAAGAACGTCAATCATTCTTTTGGACATCAGCTGTGAGGCAAAATTGTTTGTTGCATCAAGGAGAATGTCCCTGACCTCTTTTTCGCCTCCTCTGATGTTAACTTCCATGAGAATCACCCTTCGTTCTTCGTTTGCGCGAATAGGTTTTCTTGTTAGGAACAACCTTCGGCTTGAACGGAGAGTTTGGAGAAAAGAGTTCTATCGCTCTTTTTTTAGGAATGTTCTTCATGTTTCTACCCTCGCTTCCTCATGATTATATATTAAAATCAATAGGTCACGTCGATCTGATAGCCAGCCTTCTCGGCGAGCATGACATAATGGTCCCACATGTTGGTGTCGTGACCGACCTTCGCGTCGTTGTAAATTTGCATCGCATGGATCAGTTCATGCACGACCGTGTTCGCAAACTGCTTACGGTCCTCGAACTCGTCGGTCAGACCGAGCAGGATACGCTCGGGTGCCTCGTCGCTGGGGACGCAATAACCCCAGACGGTATCCTGGAACTCGATGTCAATGTCGATGAGCTCAAGGGGAAGCTCTCCCTCGAACACGGTTTCGTTGACTCGGCGCATGAGAGCACGAGTCGCCTTTTCGGTAGCGATCATCATGAACCTATGATGCCTGATTTTTGTTAAAAAGTCAAGCTCAAAATTGTCTAATGAAATCAATGACTTAGCGAATTCCCTATGATAAATAGTTCGTCAACGCATAACAAGAAACCTATGATGAAGTCTTTCAAAAATTTCTTACAAAACAAAAAAGAAAATAACACAGAAAACAATATTGTTCATAAGAATCTGTTTGTGAGCATGCATGGTTCCCATGCGAAAATCACTAAAGATACTAAAGAAAATACTAAAAAAAATATTAAAGAAGAAGAATCTCATCAACATTACGATGATTGGGCTAGTTCTGAATACAGAAAAAATAATCCAAGAGAGAGATACAAAAGTCTAGCAGGTTCACAACACGAATCAATTGAAAATCATCCAGATAGAGATGCACTCAAAGGGTACACAAAGTCTTCTTACCCTTTAAACAAGGCTCTTTTTGATAGGGAAACGAGCGGTAAAAAACTATCAGCAAAACATCAAGCTGCTTCTGAAGGTTTGGATAGAATTATCAGCGACCACACTTTACCTGAAAAGCATGTTGTGTATCATGGCGCTGGATTTGATCCAAGAAAGATTCAGCGTAATGGTATTATAAGAAGCCCTGGATATCTGTCAACAACCAATAATCCAGAAGGTGCTGGCGATCATGCACGATATATCAATAATGAAACTGGAGAAACACATGATCCAGTATATGATCCTGAATCTGGCAGTCACACTCTTCCTAGAGGAGGAAATTTTACCAGACACATAATTCGAATTGAAGTCCCAGCTGGAACTAATGCTGTTGCTCCAGGAAGACACAGCAAACATCCATTTGAGAATGAAATTTTGTTTGGAAGAAATAGAAATCTAAGACTCACTGGGGAAACCCATGAATTTCATGTTCAGCGCAGAGAAGGCGGCACAGTAACTACCGTCGTACACCACGCTAGAATGGAATAATTTAAGCGACCGAGTGATGCACCGTCACTTTGCCCGTTTCCGGATCATGGTGAACGAGATGGGCGTGAAACTCAACATCGGGATGCTGCTGTTTCAAAGCTTTGAAAGCATCTAGGTTTTCTTGAGAGTCATCATAAAGATGAACCTTCTTATAACCCTCTTTCTTAATAAGATCAGAAATAACATTCGCTTTGTTTTCGGCTGGTCTTACTCTTGAGTTTAGATTGCCAGAACGACGAACATGGATTTGTCCAATGTCGATACCATACTTCTTCATATGATTGGCAAATTTGTCTTTATCGTCGAAATCTGATCTGGCTGTAACAATCTCAACGTTCTTATTGTTTTTATGAATGGCTTTCATTTTAGCCAACATTTTTCTGATTGTTTAGCAGTTTTTTCGAAAACGGAAGATGATCTGAAATCAGAATAATCGTATTCATGGTTTGGATCAAGTTTGTGAGAATTGTATTGCTGATTGGTTAGAGAAGCAACTCGCTCTCAAGTTTTCTTATCTCTCACATGAACTCTCAGCTTATCATTGTCATGATGGAAAAGAGTATCATCAATGTCAAACAGATGCGCTGTTGATGATGTTGGGTCTTTTTTTTCAAAAATAAACTGACGGAAGGATTGCATTTTATTATCCTAAAACAAAGGTACCGTTAGCACCCATATGTGGACCAGAACTTCCTTTTACATTGAGTGTGGCAACATTTTGAATTTTACCCGTAACCTTATGACGACCTTTAACCACAACTCTTGATGTTTGATTTACAACATGAAGACCATCAAAATTTTTCAAATGTTCATCTGCTAGCTGTTCTGATGGTGTAACATGGACTCTTGTTGAACCATCAGGTCTTAGTTCAGCATGTACTGTTGTATGTGGATTTAATGTTGGTGGCGAAACTCTTTGTCTAATAAATTCTCTTAGAGCGGAATCATCATGGCCATGGTCTGGTTTTGTAAGTGGAACCCTTTTACCGTTTACAGTAGGAGCAGTGCTTTTAGCAAGAGCGATTGCAGCTTCCTTAGCCATGCTGTTTCTAGCTTCTTGACTAGATCGTATAGCAGCTGCGCCTCGGGCTTGTCTTTTTGCTACATAAGCATCTTTTAATTTTTGTGTTTTAAAAGAATCATAATTTGCAAGGTGTGATGATAATTCTTCGTGTAGATATCTATCTTTTGGCTTTAGTGTTTTACCAGCATCAAGTTTTGCTTGTAATCCTGCATGTTCTTTTCTTGCTCTTTCAATTGAAAATGTGTCAGCTTTGAATTGAGCATGTCTTTTTGCTGCTGGACCATCATAACCCAATTCAGATGACATTCTTTCATTGTGAGCATCCCAATGCTTAGAAACAGACCCTTTCTTGGCTCCAGTCATCTTTTCGAGATCACTAATACCAGGATTTCTGTAATTTGGTTTTTGAGCTCCATGCTTCAAAGAAACACCATGGTAACCTACATGTTTTCCTTTTTTATCAACAAGAGATAACATTATATCAGCATTAGAATTTGGGTCACGTTTACCAGTTAATTTCTCAACGTCTCCAGGATTAGATGTCCAATGCACATTACCGATACGAACACCATTTTTACCCCCAAGAATTTTTCTTTTGGTAAGACTATCTTTTAAAGCATCTGATGCTTGTGCAGCATCACTGGCAATTCTTTTTGAAATTTCAGGACCAAGTTTGTTTTTCAATCTTGTATTTACTTGCTGAGGAGTTCCAGCATGTTCTTCATTTTCAGAATGTGATCTAAAATGTTCAACCTTACCATTTGGGTGAGTTCGGTTAGCCATTTCAGTCTCAAATAATTTTCCTGGATCATCTGATCCAACTTTTTCACCACCTGATGCAGTAGCTTGAGAAGAAATTGATCCTGAAGCACGCTCTGTAAGCTCAAGAAATTTTGAAAATGAATGCATGGTTAAATTCCTGTATAAAACAATTTTAATTATTTATTCAATGCAGGATTGGAAGAATTTATAAGTTTCAACAAGATAAGTATCGGTCTGTTCGACGAACAGCTGCGGATCTTCGTTCTCAACAGCGATCATGATAGCAAGCTGAGGCACCTTGATACCTTTACGTTCATACACCATCATAGCATAACAAGTAGCTTGCATAAAATAATTTTTAATCCATTCCTTCTTCTTAGGCTTGCTGGAAGTTTTAAAATCAAGAATGGTAGGAATGTTATCAAAAGAACAGAAGAGATCGCAGCGACCAGCTGTTTGCAATCTATGCGAATAGAGAGGAATCTCAATCCCGTGTACAGACGTTACATGCTTGTCGATCAAAGGCTGTATACTCTTGAACATTGAGACGACGTTCGGCAGTTTGTCTTTCAGATAATCTGGCTTGTTGCCAATATAATCTTCACATATTTGATGGAGATTAGTTCCTCGCCGAGCAGCTTGCGTAGATATCTTGTTGGCTTTCTCTTCCCCAACAGCCTTACGCCATTCCATCAGAGATTCTTTACCGAGTTTACCAAGCAATGTGGTGACAGAGCTATATCGCTCCCCAGTAGGAGTAATATAAACCCTGCCACCTCTTGATTCATCCATTACAGCTTGAAGTTCTTCAAACTCATATAGTTCGTGTTTGAATCTAGGTTGAGATACCGAGACGTTCTCGGGTGATGATATAATCACGTACAAATCCACTTCTTACAATGTCATCTTCTGTAAATTCAATATGAGAAAAAGAATCCATCTGTTTCGCAATCCTCATAAAATTCTTTAGACCGTTCTTTTCTTGCTCGCGAGTTAGATCAGATTGACGGAAATCACCACAGAAGATAATACGGCAATTTTTACCAATACGAGTTATGACCGAATCAATTTCATGAAATGTCATATTGTTAACTTCATCAACAATCACAACGCAGTTCTGTAAGGTTATGCCGCGAATGAATGATGTTGAGATGAACTCAATAGCATTCTTGTCTTTCAAGATCTTATACGCATCATCTCGACCGAAAAGTTCAGAGCAGATGGCTGTATATGGAGCTTCATACGCAGCTGCTTTTTCTTTCTGGTTGCCAGGCAAGAATCCCATATCTCTTGTTGGGACAACGCTTCTTACAATCACAACTTTATTATAAGGCGTTCCACCTTCAATGATGTCCGAGAGAGCTAGATACAAAGATATGAATGTCTTACCTGTACCAGCCATTCCATGCAGCAAAAGATTCTTTTCTTCCTCATAAGCAACAAAAGTTCTTAACTGATTTTGAGTCAAAGGTTCAAACTTATTCAGTCTGAAATGATTTTTAAAAGTAGGCGCTTCATCAATCAAGTTTTGTTTTGCTAAGAGTCGTTTTTGTCTTTTTGTTAATCTTACAGAACTCATTTACGTTCCTTAAAATGTGTTGATGTTTGAACCTCTGTGTGTTTTTTTAATATTCTTCAAGATGTCGCGGAAACCTTCCGCTGGCTTCATATTATAACCCGATATGAGAGAAGGAGCCTCGTCCCACACTCTTTCGAAGTTTGGATCTTTGAGCTTCTCATCATATTCGCTCATACTGAGAAACTCTTCTTTGACTTCCCCTGTAGATTTATTTCTGATTGTGTACAGGGGCATCAATAATAATCCTCTTCTTCATCTTCGATACGCATTAGTTCGTCGATGTTTCTTGACTTTAGTGCACGCTCAAACTTCTTTAGCTTCTTGCGCGACTTCTGTTCAATATAATCATCATAATCATTCGACTCATCGTCGTAATAATCACGAAACTTTTTCTTGAATTTGCTCATCTGTTAGTAACCCTGGATATGCCTCTAAAATTAGTTTACGGGTGATTCCTTTGTAAGGAATCTTTTTATCCTTCGCAGCCAAAAGAATCTTTGCGTCTTCTGGATGGATGGATTCTAGAACCTGAATAAACAACGACTCTCTTTTTAATTTACTCAGGTTATCGTTTCCGCCTTCGACAAACAAGTATAACCTTTTTATTTCTTGTTGTAAACGGTTACTTGTGTTAACCTCTGGTGCTGGTTTGTATGGAGGATCTCCTTCAGGAAGAAGCCACTTAACGTTAGAATCTAACGCATATTTAATGATTGTTCCAAGAGGAACGCTCCAGTGCGCTCGTAGGAAATCAACCTTTTCCTGTTTTGTTTTTAATGTGTCTACAGTTCTTAAAACTTCATGAATTGCTGGGGTCATTTAAAACTCGCTAATTGATTCCATAAGATGTTTCAGTCGATTATTAATGAAGTAGTTAAACAGCTTATCGCGACCCTTGCCGCTCTGCTCTTCATATTGGGACATGATCTTTGTCCTAACCTCATCAGGTATATAGCTAAGATCAATAAGCTGTTCGTTGCGCTTGTAGTTCCTGAGCATCTCATTATTACAGAAACTTTCAGGCTCCTGATTGATCCACTCGCTCAGCTTCTTGGTGGTGATAGGCTTCTGCCTTTTACCCATAACAAGGCTGTCATCAGAAGATAGGAAGTTAGGGATACCATCTCCTGCGTCACCACGCATGATCAGTTCCTTGGTGAAAGCAATAGGATCATTCTTCTTCAGAAACTTCTTGCGAACAGGATCATACTGTTCGACATTAGCATATTGATGAAGTTGAATGAAATCCTTGTCACCAGACAAAATCAGAATGCGATTGGTTGCCTGTTCAGGACCAATGTGCTGACCGAAATTATGGCAAAGGGTTCCGATAATATCATCAGCTTCTGCGCTCTCTACCTTGAGCACTCGGTAAGGAAAGTTGTCGCGGATCTCGTCGCGGATCTTGTTGAGCGACTGGAACAGAGCATTCCAATCAATCTCAGAAGCTTCGCGGGACTTCTTACGGTTGGCTTTGTAATAGGGGAAAATTTTCTTGCGCCAGTAGTTCATGTCATCACAAGCGATGATAAGCTCTCCGTACTTCTCGCCGAACTTCTGTACGTATGAGCGAAGGCTGTTGAGAACCATGTGGCGCACGAGATTCTCTTCGATTTGTAAATTCTTGTGATTACCAATCTGCATCATAAAATTGGAAATCATTACCTGGTTCATATCAACGATAATCATTGTCTTCGTTCTCGGTTAATCCTAATTCAATATAATATACTATTATTTAGAAAAAATGTCAAGTTAAATTATTCCTCTTCAGACTCGTCGGGAATATTTTCTTCGTCAACATTAACCGTCGCTGTCCCATCAGGATTGTTTTTAACAACAAATAATTTATCCGAGATAGAGTGTAAACCGTGTCTAAAATTCATAGATCTAAACAAAGCTGCTCTCACTGATTCTATAATCATCGCTGAGTCTTTTACTCCATCATCATTTAATGTAAGATCAAATCCTTCTTGCATTAAATTCATAAAAAGCAAAGGCACAGCTGAATCAATAGCGAGTTCAATTCTTTCTTTTCTAAGAGCTTCAATAGTTTTATGCATCTCGTCTAAAGTTTGAGGAGGAGCATCTTTTCTTTCGCGTGGAAAGATAACTACGTTGTCGCTCATTTAATCACCCTCAATAGAATTGTTTCTGTGTTAATTCTGCCATTCATCATCTTCTCCTTGGTAGAAAGCGAAGACATCATCTTCTTCAACTCACCAACACCAGCCTTTAGAACCTTCTGAATAACTTCTTCTGGTTTTCTGGCTGTTTTTGACATCGAAGAAACAGCATCAAATTGTGTAATTGAGGATCCCTTAACTCCTAGACCTCTATCACTTGATGCGTTGTAAACTCCAATCAGTTTATATTTAGTGTTATAAACCCACAGAGATTTCGCACCAATGATTGTACTAGGATTCACGCTTGTGATTTTCAGTTCATTATCTTCTTTTTTGAAACGAAGGCTCTTGACCAGATCAGTCGTACTTTTCTGCTTTTTCTTTCTTGGCAGACGAGCCTTTTTCTTGTTGCCAGCAAATCTATCAGCATCATTGTAAATGGTTGTCACAAAATTTAGATAATTGTTGATCTGCTGTTTTGAAAGATTTTTGTATCCTTCAACCAGATCTTTGTCTTTCTTTGCCGAAACAAGTTCAAGTTCAAGCTTCAGACGAGAATAATATTCCTTTACCTTGTTGGCATACTGAGCGATGACTTCTTTCTTGACACAATAATCATAAAAAGAAAAAACTCCAGTATATTTGGCATTGATAAATTTGTCAATCTCGTCCTCAACATCAGCGATGATCGATGATGTCCGTTCGCGCATTCTGTATTGGATTGTTGATTTGGTAGGAGCAATTTCAGCAACAGGCTCCTTCTTTTTACCAGCTTCGATAGAACGATCGATACGTTCATGAAGGAACTCAGTCGTTCGGGTTGGCATCTTTGTTCCATTGAGAATTAATTTAGCAATGGAACAAGCTGTCATGGACATGCGCCAATCTTCTGCTGCCCTGACATACTCAATGTCTGCCTTCGTAAAAGCAGAATGACGTTTCATATATTCAAGAACCCACTTCTTACCAGTGGAAACGTCATAAAAATAATTATACCAATTGTATGCTGCAGAAAGTCGAGGATCGTTCTCTTGAACGTCCTCGATCATCCCTGGCTCTGGACCAAAATATTTTTCATCAACAGATTTTGGTGTTCTAATATTTTTAGGTTTTCTCGCCATCGTTTTTTGCACTCATGAAAAGTTTTTCAACATTAAGTCGAACAATATCAATATTGTCAATATCTTGAGCAGCCATATCGTGGCTCTTCGATAATGCGTTCAACCTAATTATAAACTCATCATAAAATTTTAGCAAGTCATATTTTGACCAGCTGTCTACATTATGTTTTATAATGGAAGACATTTTGCTGGCTTGATCCCAGTAGTTCTCTTGGCTCATTCATGAGGCTCCTAAAAAAAGCATCCCATTGATGAATCCTAATGTTCCAATTATAAAATACGTTTGCGTAGGATCGCTGAGACGCTAACCTTGATTGAATACCTTCATCCCAGAAATTTTCAATTGATGATTTTAGTGCTTGGTAGAAAACACCAGCATGTTTCGCTGGATCTTCGTTCCATTGATACATAACAGACCAATTTGCTGCAGTTTCAGGCAATGCGGCATAATTTGGATGGATGTTGATCAATCCAGCCGACATTGCTTCCATAAGAACCAAACAAGCTGTTTCTGGCCAGATATTTGGATAAGCAAGAATATGAGATTGCTTTAGTTGTTCGCGAATAATCTCATTCGATACTGCGCCACTATAATTAATTTTTGGATGAGCCTTTGCTCGCTCAAACAAATGTTTGTATTGTTCGTCGCGTTGTTCCCAACCATAAAGACCAAAGCTGGAAAAAATATTAAGTTCTACATTATCATGTTCTTGAGCGATACGTTCAAAAACAGGAAGAAGAATATTTAACCCACGGTGAGGAGTTGAGTAGTAAATCAGATTGATCTTGTCTGTTGGCTTTTCATGTTCTTCGATTGGCTCAATGGCGTTCTGAAGAACAACACATTTAGACCAAGGAATTTTGTAATAATTAATATATGCTTGCATTTGCCAATTAGAAACAAACACAATACGATGAAACTTCTCCCAACCACCGTTATGAAGAAATTCCGATTCTGGATCTCCTGGAAGATCATGCGCCCAAAAAACACGAATCTTTGATTCGTCGAGGGGTTCGTGTACTCGAGAAACGAATAGCTGAACCTCATTAAGAAGAGCGGGATCGAGTTGATCGGCAAGTCTTTGCTTCATCAACTCGGTCCCACCCCTTGCATTACCAGATAAATTATCAATCGCAATAGGCATAAAATACTCCAAATAACAATTATGCTTGACGAGTCAGATATGTTGTTCTTACTGATGTTGCGTTTGTACCGAAATACTTTTTAACAAGACCAATAACAACATCATTGTCATATGTCTTGCATGAGAAGATATCAAAGTAGGCGGTGTTATCTTCGTCAACGAAGTGAACGCAGATGTTGCTGGTCTCAATAAGCTGAACTAGAGTATAACCCTCTTTTCCAGAATGACCAAACTTTACAATTTGTGGTTCGCCATAAGCGACCATATCAATATCGTTAACTAGCTGTTTAGCAAAGTTGTAGATATTTTTCTCGTCTCTGATTGAAGCTGGATCAAGACCAGCGCAGTCTAGGATTAGATGGAATCCCCAATAATCGCTCATTGATGTTTACCTCTTTAAATTTGAGTTTATATAAATAAAATTGTCAGTCGCGGTACGCCAATACCCACTGACTCTATGCAAAAGGAAGGATAGCACAGCATGAGTATTTATCACAAACACCACATTATCCCAAAACATATGGGCGGAACAGACGACCCATCGAATTTAGTGTTGCTAACTGTAGAAGAGCATGCTTTAGCACACAAAAAATTATGGGAACAATATGGAAGATGGCAAGACGAATTAGCATATAAAGGTTTGATTAAACTCATCACTCATGATGAAGCTGTTTTAATTTCTCGATTGAAATCTAATTCAGGAAAGTCTCTCTCAGAAACACACAGAAAAAATATCAGCGAATCTTTGAAAGGACATAAACTGTCAGAAGAAACCAAAAGAAAAATTTCACAAACCGTAAAAGCTAAAGATCTACCACCAATCAATAAAGGAAAAAAATTCAGCGAAACCACAAAACAAAAAATGTCAATCAATGCAAAAAACAGAAAGAAAATAACTTGTTCTTGTGGTAAAACTGTAGATTCCTCAAATTATGCTAGATGGCATAAATCTTGTTAAATTTTCATCCCTCTATTTACATTGGTGATGGAATCAAGTCTAAATGACCTCCAGCCTTGCTTAACAGTATCCCATACGGAAATAACAGAATCAGACTTGGTAGTAACCTTCTGAATCTGCTCCTCAAGATCTGTTTGTTTGGGCAGGTAATCGTTATTTAGTGTGCACTGCATCTCACGCACAGTACCATCAACTTTTGTAAAAGTGACAGAGCAAACGCCATTCCTGAGCCAAGAAATAAGTTCGTCGCGATTATAGTTCGTCATGATATTGATCCACCCATTCAACAATATTAGTATAACCACCGATGTACTCGCCATCAATAAAGATTGCTGGCATTGTACGAATATTAGGATATCTCTCTAGAAACTCATCACGAGTAATATCCTGACCAAGTTTGTATTCTGAGAATGCCAGACCTTTGCTTTTCAGCAAGGATTTAGCCATTTCACAGAATTTACAAGCATCTTTAGAGTACAGTTCGATCATTGTCTTTCTCGCTCGAGTTACTGAACATAGAATACCGACTCTTCTTTGGGTCGCCCCAAACATCTGTTGCTTTCACTCTGATAAAGGGACGCTTCTTTGCATCATTACCGAGATTAGGAACTAGAAGAGTAACCTTCTTACCACGCTTCCATGCTTCCTGTTTATGTAGTAGATTTTCTACTGGTTCTCGGCTACTACGAACAGCCTTGCAAATTGACGGATCAACAGACTTGCGTTCTCCTTTTGAGATCGCGCCACTTGATTTTCCACCCTTCTTTTTACCCATTACTCTTCTCCTTCAATCACAGGTCTATAAAGTTCATGTAAACGTTTTTGTTCTAAAAACAAAGCTTTGTCAAGGAGATCACACATATCATTGATTTCCCTGGCTGTGTATTTTTTAAATTCCAGTCTGGTGCCATACTTTTTTGTAATGGTAGTCTGAGTCTGGATTGGAAATTGGTCAAAAAGATGTCGATAACGCATTACAGCGTACATGTGATCTTTAGTTTCTTCTTCCATATTTTTCCCATTGAGAAAAGTCGGAGGGTTTTATCCCTCCGACCATTTATCTAACTTCAGTTATAAGCAGAGGCTCCGAGTGCTTTGAAGCCAGCAGCAACAACTGCTCGAGTTGGTGTCCCAAGACGGTACTTAATCTTACGCTCACCCTTTGAATTGGTACGAACATTACCATAAATTGTGTAGCCCTGTTCACGTAGATAATGAATAGTACGGTTTGGATTTGCTGAATTAAAACGAGCGGCAATCTGCTTAGTAGTTAGCTCTTCGCCGTTCTGGAATGCAGTTAGAACACGTGCAACGATTGTATTGTCTTTCATAATGATCTCCATGATAAGTGTTGGGTTTCAATTCACGCCACTGTAATCAACTATACTATAAACTACCATACAAGTCAAGTAGTTTATTTTGGTGGAGAAGGGGGGAATCGAACCCCCAAGTGCGGTATGCAAAACCGCCAGTTTCCCGTTAGCTTACTTCCCCGAGATTGGCTGGGGACCCAGGGATCGAACCTGGAACCTTCGGATTCAAAGTCCGTTGCGCCGCCAATTGCGCCAGTCCCCATTAATTCTTAGCCAAATGATCCGCTGCGTGTGTAGCAGCAAAAGAGTAAGGCTTCAACTTTGGTTCAATATTTAGTGAACCTCTTACGTAACCTATTGCTTCTTTAACAGCAATAGAAGACTTGTGCTTTTCATTCGTGTTAATATCTAGGTGAATTTCCATATGGCGATCACCAACAACATCAATGATTTCAGTCGCTGCATTAATAGCGTACATCACTTCATTGAGTAAACGCTGTTTTAGATTACCATAATCAGGAATAGTAACATCTTTGTGGAAAAGTTTACAACCACGGTTTGAATCCATATGCAAAACAATCACAGTTGAGTATTTTGCCATGAAACCTTTTGATGTACGATATTTTACTGAATCACACCCGATATAAACAGAACTAGTTTCACTACTATTCTTAATTGCTTCTTTTGCTTCTTCGAACATAATTATTCCTAGAAAATTGGTGGAGAGGGTAGGTAACGCTCCTACACAGCCGAAGCGGGGGATTTACAGTCCCTTGGGCTCACTTATGCCCAGCCTCTCCTAAGAACTATTCGTTTAAGAGTTCGCCGATGACATGATTGGTTTTAAGATCCATCAACTCATCATACAGCTTATCGAGTTCTTCTTGGTTCGCACCTTCTTTAACTCGACGATCAATATATTCGCTCAGTAAACGAATCGACCTTTCTTCTAGATTTTTCATTATGCCCTCGAAAAATTGGCGATCCCTGGAGGATTCGAACCTCCGACCCACAGCTTAGAAGGCTGTTGCTCTATCCAGCTGAGCTAAGGGACCGAGTAAGTCAGTTGTATTATATAGTCTTTCTGGATTAATGTCAAGCACTATTTTTTAGGTTCTATTGTTTTTCCTGGGGTGCCAAGAGCAACCTTAGTATGCCACTCCCTACCGATTTGTCTTTGATAGAAATGATCTTTTAGTTCTGGGTGTCGTTGAACTTCTGGATCATCATCGGGAGCGCGACGAATCTCTTCGCCTGGGAAAAGCTTCTTAACGTGTTCGTGAGTAAGAGCAAGCTTCTTAAGATGTCCTTCGGGAAGGTTCTTTTTTAAGAAGGAAAGAGATTTGCCAGACTGCTCACTGTAAGATCTGTTGCGAGTCATATCGTCTTGCATCATACGGGAAAGATGGGCTTTGCCTTCTTCGCTACCATCTGTAGCTACCGCAACCCTCTTTCGTCCACCCTTATCTTTATATAGTGCAGCGGCGACAACCTTGCCATTCTTTTTAGCAAGCTTCCACATAGGAATATTTTTCTTCATATCTTCTGGATCTTTAAACCCAGAACCATGAATGCCGCCTTGATCTTTATATGCGTGTTGGACCATATCAAAGACATGGTCTGCATGCTTTTCTTTATCAGGATGATCGCCGATAAGATTGATAAAACGTTCTTCTAGATATTGTTTAAAAGACTGCATACTCGAGAATCTCCTTGATCTTTTCCTTTAGGAGGTCAAGGTTCTCGAACTTATGACTGCCGCCAGGAATCAGAATTGCGTCGCTGTTACCTTTATATTTATTAAAATTAGCAGCAGCATCAAGGATGTCGTCGCCTTCTTCAAAGAGGGCTACACGATCATAAAGCGGAACGAAATACAGCTGTTCCTCAAAGTATGCATATTCATCAGCCATGGCGCTGGTAAACCCTTCGACACGGGTGGGGCGACCATCAGCATAACGCTTGAGGGTAACGCTAGGATTGATCGAAGGGTTCATAATGACGACGGGGAGGTTGAACTCATAACCAAAGAAATGAGCCCAGAACCCACCGAGGCTGGTACCAACGAGAACAATATCTTTATCCTCGATGATCAGGTCGGCGAGAAACTGCTCGATCACGAAATGCGCCTCGCGAGCGGTCGGCGGGATATTAGGAGCCACAACCTCACAGTCAGGAAAGGCTTCGCGGAGGAAGCCAACCTTCTCGGTCTGGTTATTACTGCCGAAGCCATGTAGGTAGACGATAGTCGTCATTTCACTCTCCAATCAATCATCACATTATCTATTATACTGGTTTTTAGCTAAAAAGCAAGGACCAAAAAGTCTAATGATTTCAATGCTTTATATGGGTCCGTTGGATCTTACATTGAATCCAGTTATTATAATAATTTTCACTGATTAGTACGTTTCTTTCAAACTGCTCTTTTGCTTCATAATAATTACAAGTTCCTTTAGACTTACAAAGATATAATATCTGTCGTAAAAACTTGTCTTTACCGAGTTGTTCTACGTCTTTCTTTAATTCTTCGTTTGACCCGTAGTAGTTCTTCCAGTCAGACTCTATCTTAAATCGTTTCTTCTTCTTATTCACTTGTTTTGTTTTCATTGAATAAAAGAATTTTTTGCCGACGTAGAGTTTGCCTGTCTTTGTATTTGTGATGAGATAGACGAAACCGTAGTTGTCACCTATCTCATCTGAATCAAATATTCTTGCTTTATAAATCCAGGGGTTTTCGTAACTCAATTAGTTTTCCCATTCATCCTCTTCGTATTCTTCTTCCTCATCAATATCATCATCTAGTTCATTGCCACAGTATGGGCAGAAGCATACTTGTTCTTCTTCAATTTCGTTTAGCGGTACAACTTCAAATTCTCCATCACAATAGTTACATTCTAGCTTCGTAGTCATTATTCCCTCTTATAGAGTTAGTCCTTTGAATGTATTTTCTGTGACATCTTTTTTGACTCCCCCTACAACGTACGAAGAAATTTCAGTTTCTTGTGGAGCAACCTGAACCTCTGCCCCAGAAATCCACTTCTGAGTCCAAGGTAAAGGATTTGTTCCAGCTTTGTATGGAGAATTAACACCGATTGCTTGCATGCGTTTTGCTGCAATCCATTCTATATATTCAGACAACAGATGAGCGTTCAGACCGATCATTGATCCATCTTTGAACAGATACTCTGCCCATGTCTTTTCTTGCTCAACAACCTGAGTGAAAATATTTTCAACTTGAGTTGATGTTTCTAATCTGATATTTTCAAAATCAGGATCTTCTTTAGGAAGTAACTTGAGGAGATTCTGAGTTGATGCCAAGTGAATATTTTCATCACGAGCAATCAACTTGATGATCTTGGCATTACCTTCCATCTTCTTTAGTTCGGCGAATGCCCAGGAGCATGCAAACGAAACATAGAAGCGGATACCTTCAAGAGCATTTACAGCATTGAGGCAAAGCCACAAAGCCTTTTTATGCTCATAAAGAGAGTTACGTCCAACTTCTTGATAATCATTTATGGTGTTCCAGTAAAGGAGATCATCATAATATTTTGAAATATCAGTAGCACAATCTGCAATCTCTTTGATATCTAGCATCTCATCAAACACCTTAGATGGGTCTGAGTAGATGTTACGGATAATGTGAGTGTATGAACGTGAATGAATTGTTTCGAAAAACGCCCAAGTTGTTAGCCAAGTTTCCAGTTCAGGTAGAGAGCAAATAGGACCAAAAGCAAGAACAGGACCTCTTCCTTGCACCGAGTCAAGAAGGATCTGTCGCTTGAGGTTGCTGGTAAAGATATGCTTTTCATGTGTAGTAAGCGCCTTGAAGTCTTTTGAGTCACGTGTGCAATCAATCTCCTCTGGTCGCCAGAAGAAACCGAGTTGTTTGTCAGTTAGCTTTTCAAAAATAGAATACTTTTGTTTATCATATCTAGCAACGGTAACAGAACCGTCAAAAAATGCTTGTCTATTTACGCTATCGCGGTTTGCCGCAGAATCGAAAACTGACATTAGCCGTATACCCCCGAGTTTTCTAAAATTTTTGCTGATGCGTCAACCCATAATCTGATAGCATCATTTGTGTGATATTCTGGTTTATCACCCCATTTTTTCACAACATACCAAGCACCTTCAATCGTTTGACCATGAAAGGTTAGGTAATTTAGGTAATTCTCATCCGTTACTTTTATCATGTTTTTTTCCACCATATTTTCTTCCAATCGAAACATTATCTTGCGCTCTGATAGCATGATTATGCCATGTCCAACATTCACCTGTAGCATCATCAAAACAAATCCAAAGCAAATCATATTCTGGTCCATAATCAATAACAAAATGAGCCAGTGCTTTTCCTTTTGGGGTTTCTAGAGGAATTGGTGGGTTTAGTTGTGTGATTGCTCCGTTAGACATTTGTTCCCTCATACCATGTAGTTCTAAGCATTGCTACTTGCAAATTGTCTTTGTCTTTAACATATTCATACGCTTCTTCTATTGTATCAAAAAACGCAACCTGAGTAAATGAATTTTTATCCTTTGCCATCTCGATTACCTGATATGTGTGAGGTGGCATTTCATTAGTACGCCTTAAATTTTGCA